ACATATTCGCCAACAAGATTTTCAAGTTCACGAGGATTCAAATCTGGATGACGCCGAGCAGTATCGGCAATGTTTTGCCAATTGATTGATTTCTTCGGATATGGACCACCAATAACATCTTTATCAAGAGCCATCAATGCAACAACATCATTTGGGTCAAAATGAATATCTGAATCGATAAACATCATATGGGTATAATCTGAGCGTAGAAATTCATCTACTAGATAATTTCTTGCTCGTGTAATGAGTGATTCATTAAAAAGGAAAGAAAATTTGACTTCAATACCATACTTAATCATAATGGTCTGAAGGTCGAGACAAGATTTCATGTACAAACCGTGATTCATTCCACCATACATGGGTGTCGCAATGAACAGTTTGTTTTTTCTTAGGTCTTCAAGGTTGACTTGTATCTGCATAATTTATCCATAAAAAAGAGTAGAAACACATATTATATATATGCTCCTACTCTAAAACTCACTTCTTTTTAGGCAAAAACTTCTGCGCCAAAAACTGCATGTGCTGCTGCAACCATTTCGCGGCTAGGTTTGCCAAGACGATAGTAAGTGATTGTCTTACCGTTATCGAGGGTTTTCTTGTTGGTATAAATGCAGTGACCTTCAGAACGAAGTTCTTCAATGCGGGCACCAACATTAGTGATACCAAAACGGGCACGAATTTGTGCCGCAGTGAGTGTGTTGTAGCCAGAATCTTTAGAAAGATAGTTTAGAATTTTCTGTTTAGCAGACATTCAATTTACTCCATTAAAAAATAGTCGCACAAAAAAAGAAATAGTAGAGGCGACTGTTCTCTACATATTGTCAGTATATAAAAAAAAGGGGAGTGTGTCAACACTCCCCTTGGTAAATGTTAGCTTAGAAAGGAATTTCTTCCGTATTTGTTTCTGCTGTAGGTGTTTCGGCAGTTTTGATAGAATCAACATCAGCACCACCATCAACTTTGGTATACAAGTCAAGGAAAGTAACCGAAGTATCAACATCAAAACGATTCAAGCAATACTTAATTGCTTTGATTTTATCACCGTAGATACCGTATGTTTTAACGATATGTACCAAACGGCGGGTCGAGATAACCTCATCACAACCACCTTCAGTGAAAGTATTACGAATCACTGTAGCCCAAGTCACAAGCTTTTTGGCGAAGTCATCATCTTCACGATTAACCGACTTCAATTCTTTTTCAATGATTTTCTGTTCAACTTTCGCAGGAGGCCATTCTTGTTCCATCGTATTAGGAAAACGCTCAAGAAACGCCTCGTTCAATACGTTGGTAAACATATAGCGACCATCTTCAGAACCCTTACCCTTTGTGTTAGCAGTAGCAAACACAGTAAAGCCAGGAGCAGGAGCAACAATTTCGTTTTTCTTTTTCAAAAGAAACGGCTTACCCTCAAGGACACGCTGAAGGCAGGACAGATTTTGTGCGCCGTAATCAATCTCATCAATACACAATACAGCACCCTGGCGGGCTGCAACGGTAACAGGACCATCACGCCATTCCATCTGACCGTTGATCAGAACATAGTTACCAAGAAGATCGCCTTCATCGGTTTCTGGTGTCATTGATACACAAACGAATTTACGTTTTGCTTTGGCACAAGCTTGCTCAATTGACATTGTTTTACCGTTACCAGAATGACCCGTAACGAAAACAGGGAAGAACATATTTGATTGTACAATTGACAACACATCAGCAAAGTTGCCAAAAGGTACATAGTTTGAATACTGCGTTGGTATCAAATCAGTAACTTCTAGGTCAGTTGTCACATTTGCAATACGATTACCAGCGACTGGCTCAGGCTTTGCAAGCGGAATCACTTGTGCAGCCATATTGATAGCCACGGACGCAGCCGGTGCCGCGTTGGATGCAGCGGGAACACGATAAACACCACGCTTTACTTTGTTAGATTCATCATTCACGAACCACTGAGGAACGGGAATACTTAGCTTTTCAGCAATTGCAACAACATCAACTTTTGTAACTTCAGATTTGCCAGTTGCAATAAGTGCATCAATAAAAACCTGGCGTTTAGCAGAACGACTTGCCATAATATAAACTCCTCATCACAGTAGAAACTACATTATAAAGAAAGTTCCACACTTTGTCAAGCAGCAATCATACCAATGAATCGTGAAACCAGAACCCGATTCACTTGACGATTTTTGGTAAACTTACCAAATGCTTTTGACAGACTAGTTGCGGTAACTTTATCGGGTGCATCAAACGTGTCATCACCAACATTCAAATCATTACCACCAGCAATGATGAAAAATGATTCGTAGCCATCATTTTTGGATTCAAGATACTTATTTTTACGGAAGATTTTTGCATACTTGCTATAAACTTCATTAGTAGCACACTTCCATTCCCAAGTATATTTTTTGTTACTATCATCGGCAGCAAGAACTTCATCATTCACAAACCGACGGCGAATAACATTTCTAACTTGTGAATCTGGTGCAAGATAGAAACCAATTATTTTAGCACCAGTGGTTTTAGTCAACCACTTTGATACCGCAATTCTGGCACCGTTCTCATCATCAGACAATTCAAATTGCAGTTTTTCTTTTTTGTCGCACAGAAAAACATTCTGATAACCCACACGATAATAATTTCTTGTGCCATTATTATGATAGCTAGTTGTTGTATCAGCATCGCCATCGTGAACCACACACAGATTGACAATATCAAGATTGTTCAATTTGCGAAATTCTTTGATGACTGGCTGAGAAGCAATCAAAGCCTCAGTCAATGGTGTGTTTGATAAACTTTCACTCTTAGGACGCTGAAAGAATTTACCATACGAATATCTGTATTGAAACGCATCCATAACGCACAGAATGTTTTTCACGGCATTCGAAAATTCAGAATTACTCATTTTCGAATTAATCATCTCACGCAGGTACACACTAGAAAGTTGCAAGTCACCTTCTTTTTCAGAAAAGCAACCAGTGCTGTAGCTTTTCAGAATTACATTACCGTACTCATCAAACGATGGGTCCGAAGGAAAATCCATGTGTCGGACATTCTCTGCATTACCAAAACCATATGCACTGAACGGAATGCTTACTTTACGGCAGAACAATGCCAGAATCAGAATTTGTTCTAATGATGCCGTAAGATTTTCGGACATTGAACCAGACTTATCAAGTAACAGAACCAAACCGTGCGACTTACCCTTAGGAACACGCATGATTTTTTTGAAGATATTATCATCAATCTGATATTTGAATACACGGCTGATATCAATATCACCAGTGGACGCAGTTTTTGCTTTTGCAAACCGTTGTGCAGCCTTACGCATCTCAAATTCTTTTGCCAGAAGAGAGATATACCGTTCATTTTTCTTACGAAAATCTGCATACAAATTATTGGCAACTTGCTGATAATCTTGCCGTTGTTTGGAAAAATCTTCAGTCAAAAGTTCCTGAACACGTTTTGCTGGCGTGACAATGTTTTTCAGATTCGGCGCAGGAATGTTTACATAAACATATTCACGTGAATTTTTTGCAATAAGACTAGATTCATTTGCACGAAAGTTTTCATCAGTTTCACACCGAGGTTCAAAGTCATCTAAGCCCTCTGAAAGGCTTTTCGATTCTTTATAACGATTGATAGCATTACCCTGTTCAGATTCTTCGAAAGATTCATCATCTTCAGATTCACCGTCAGACTTTGCGGATTTTGTACCTTCACCATCTTCATCGGATTCTTCACCATCACCGTCAGATGAATCATCAGAATCTTGGTCACCATCTTGACCGTTCGCTTTTGTTTTTGCTTTTTGTTTACCTTTGCCATCAGTCTCGGCATCACCGTCACCAGAACCGACTTCAGATTCTTCACCATCTTCATCAAACTCATAGCCAAAATCATCTTGAGGCATTTCGGTTTGTTGTTGTTCTTCTTTTGAATAGTCCCAAATTTCATCCGTCAATTTCAAGGCTTCTTCAAAAGATTCACAAGCCTGAACACGTTCAACAAAATCTTTTTCAATGTCATTGAACTGAATGTCCATTGTATAACTGGACTTTGTGTATAAGTTCAGTCGGTCAATGAATGACATTGAATTGATATCACGACCCTTTAGACCAAAGAAGTCACGGTTCATTAGTTCACTGAAGCCGTTGATAAAAGATTTACGTAGACCAGGATAACGGCGTTTTTGGCGCTTCTCAATTCGTGCATCTTCAACCACATTGAGAAAGCCCTTGTAACTACGACCGCGGTCATGAACAGCACCATGCCAACCATCGGCAGGTGTATCGATAGCGTGACCAACTTCATGACCCATTAGCAAGTCATAAAGATCGCCAGACATTTCTGTCCAGATAGGACATGTTAGAATACGATTTTTAGGATCAAATGATGCCGTATAAGTTTTGGCATGTTGAACAGTGAGATTCTCGGTTGCCATCAGTTTGGCAAGACCAGACTTTTGATTTTGAATGTTGTTCATTTGAAACCTCGTTTACTATTGAAATGTAATAGTATCAGGGATATAAATGTTTGTCAAGTCTAAATTGACGTTATCATTTACATAAGAATCAATTGCTTCCAGAACTATATCTATGCCGTAATTACTTATTGCATTTTTGATATCAAGAATAGCATATTGATAACCAATTTCATTTTCATCAACAACATCTTGTAAAGTTGACATCTTTATCTCCAATCATCACTATACATCTAGTATAATCGGAGATAAATGGATTGTCAAGCTTTGAAATTCGTTACAAGTTTCATACCATATTCGTTTGGTTCTTTTGGTAAAATGATGTCTTTTTTGTAACGCAGTTCATTCTTCTTGAATGGTGAATAGTCTACGTAATGATGCCAGCGTTTGTATCGCCAGACCATTCGTGCAACATCTGGATGCATTCTTACCAGCATCTCAGATTTGTTTCTCGTACCTTCAGCATTCACACCATCAATCCAAACATTCTTTTCAATACCTTCTTTGTGATAAAACTCTTCAGTGTTACCACCCTTAACAGTTTGTGTTGCTGCTTTACCTTGCAAGAATGCATTGAACTGAATAGTACAATCACCATCTTTCAAAACACGCAGACAGATATCAGTGTCTTCATTGTAACGACCACGCCAACGATGTTTACAATTGTTATCTATCAACAGTGTAGAATAGATTCGAGTATTCTTTACATAAGGTGGATAACTTTGATTTGGTGCAATAAAGAATCGATACTGAAAACCAGAGATTGGTACATTCTCAAATCGGTCAACAAAATCTTCTGCTGCTTTGAAGATAACACCAGACTCTACACGGATACGATAGTTTTGATGCAGTCTATAGAAATCAGAAATATTATCATCAAGTACCCAATGTTTATCTGCACCAATAGAAATAGAATGATCCCATGCAAAGTTTCTTGCACGACCAGGGCCATCACCATGATTACTGAATGGTGCAACAATCAACGTGACATAATCACGAATATTAAATTTATCTAATGCTTTATCATACGCTTCTTCATCTTGTGGTTCAATCACAATATAATGAGGTACTTTCATTCTGGACAATGATTTTGACGTAATCATTGTATCAGAACGACCCTTAGAAACGATATAAACTGGATGTGTCGGATTCGTCATTTCTTTTCCATATCAAAGGTTTGTTATTCCATATTCCACATTTGATGTTATCATAGTGTCTTCTTTTCAAATGCTGATTAAACATCTTGCTTATTTTTTCTTGACTCACCATTGTACCATAAACATCATATTGTGTAAAGTGTCCCATCCCCCATGTGTTGAATGAGTTTGCAATTATCATATGTTTCGGTTTTAGAGTACCAATAATATCGTCAACGTGTTCAATCGGATTATAAATGTGTTCAAAGTATTCTGAAGCAAATAATATATCAACAGGTTCGCCAATCTCAGTAATTGAGCCAACTAGATTGAAGTTCATTCTTTCTGCCATTATTTCACAGAACTTCCATTGTTTAGTATCTCTTAGATTGATTGCATAAACTTTGGCTTCAGGAAATAACTGTTTCAATAAACTTGTGCTGTAACTTATACCACAACCAATATCAACAATAACTTTAGGTTCTTTCAGTTCTCCAAAGTGTGATGACTTTAAAATTCTTTTAACGTAGTCTCGACTATATGAGACAAAACAATTGAACACATCAATAAAATAGTAGTCATGATTGTAAACCTCATAGATGTTTCCGGTATCTGTATTTGCTAAATCATCATACCATTTGTTCGACAATTCTTGAAAGATTTTATCAGTCTTTCGAATTGCTCGACACTCTTCGGCATCTATAGAAAACAAACTGCCATAATCTTTGAGAAAATACTCAAACAATACTTGAGGCTTTTCTTTAAGAAAATCTACTTGACTCATGCCTCAATCCATCTCTTCAAAGAGTTTTCATCTCTTTCAAGTTTTGGATACCAGATTGATTTTGTTTTCTCTGTAAGATTTTGGTCCACCAATTTTGCAAACGCTTCATAATCTTCTTTGTTTCGGAAATGAAGATAGATTGTTTTATATGTTTTCTTATCATTCTGTTCAAACATTGGCATACCAACCCAATGCTTTTGCCATTCGGCATTTTGAACATCAACGCCTTCATTGTCATCATCACTCTCACCAAAAAAACGATTTAGAGTTGGTGGTTGATATTCATCAGTAAGCAACTCCATACAATTTTCATATGTGCCAGTTTCTTGAATCTCAGACTTTTTCATTTTTCTTTCCTCTAATAATTTTCTTTACCATCTTATTAGCTTTCTGTCTTGCCATTTTTAATGCAAGTGGTTTAACATACTCAGTATATCTTATTCCATCAAGGTGGTCAAGTTCATGTAGGAAACAACGTGCAGAAAGACCTTCTAATCTCACTTGTTTTGTTTCACCGTTTTCATCCAAAAACTCTGCTTCAATCCAAGATGGACGGTCAACATTCAAAAACAATGCAGGAAAAGAAAGACAACCTTCTTTATCTTTTACAAATGGACCAGCTGCGGTAACTTTTGGATTGATGCATACTAGTTGAAACTCTTCTGTTCCAATTACAAACATTCTTTCAGCAACACCACACTGATTTGCTGAAAGACCAAGACCAGCATAAAGCTTCATCGTCATCTTCAATCGTTTACTCAGTGTAACTAATGCTGGTGCTGGAAACGTACCAGTATATTCTGGTATTTTTTGACCAAGCATAGAAAAATCTTCTCCGTATACACGAAGAGGATCAATTCTTTCGGCTGTTTGTAGACCAGCAGATGTATCAATTGTTAGAATTTCACTCATTTCATTATCCTCGAAAAGTTCTTTGATTTCTCAAATCGAATTGTATTAGCAAATTTATCTTGCAGTATATCACCCTTATGACTTATAACAAAAAGATTAGCGTCATTTAGTGTATGCAATATTTTCATCAAGTCTTCTGTACCACCAACATCAAGGCTTGAATCAAACACTTCATCAAGTATCAACAAGTTCGTATTTATGGAATTTTTTAACTTAGCAATCGCTCTCCATGTCAACATCAATGACATATCAATACGTTGTTTCTCACCCTCTGAGAAATTATGATAGCTGAAATCATCACGATGTCTTGACTTGATTGTTTCTTTAAACGATTCATCCAAATTAAAGTTGACAAAGAAGTCCATGCTAGACAGATATTTGTTAACCAGTTTATTGATGACTGGTAAATACTGTTTTACAATATTGGTTTTGATACCAGTATCTTTGAGTAATGTTGAAGCAACATCATAATATGCTTTATCATCAATTAACTGTTTCAATTCACTCTGTGCTTGTTTGATCTGATTCTGAATTGTAACTAATTCGTTTTGATTTGAATCTTCTTTCTCAGTCGTTTGTAATTCTTTAATTTGTTTCTCTAATTTGGTGATTGCAGTTTGCAAGCCCTGCATACCAGTCTTCTTGGTAGCAACTTCAATCTTTAATGTATTTAATTTCTTTTCATCATCACGTATAACTGTTAGAATATTTTCTTGTTCAGTAATTTTTGTTCTCAGTTCTCCTATACCACCAGACAGTTCTTGCTCTTTCGATTGAAGTTCTGAAAGCTGCCCCTCTTTAAACTCCAGGGTAATGGCTTGCCTACAGGTTGGGCAATCAGGATTGTGTTCGTAGAAATGTCTATCATGTTCCACTTTGGATATCTTGCTTTCAATTTGCGACTCAATCTTTCTAAACGCAGCAATCTTCTTCTCAACTTCAGGTGCTTTTGCCACGTGGGCATCCAACTCGGTGATGGTTTTGCCCAACAAGTCAATTTCATTTGATAAGGAGACAATGCTTTCTCTACTACTCTGTATCTCTTTCTCATATTCTTTTATCTTCTCTTCATTGTTTTGATTGAGTTTGTCTAGATGCTCTTTCTTCAAATCATAACGTTGCTTGTATAATTCAATTTCATTCTTCTTTTGAATCATCAAGTCTTTATTATTTGAAAGTCTCTCTTTAACAAGACTATTCATTGTGGAGAAGATTTGAATGTCAAGCAAATCTTCTATGATTGCTCGACGGTCAGCAGCAGATAGCTGCATGAAAGGAGTAAAGGATGCTGAACCAAGGATTACAATCTGTGTAAAAGACTTATAGTTTAGTTTGAGAATAAACTTCTCTAGATAGTCTTGATAATCTCTTACAGCCGCGTCTTGGTTCAGCAAAACTTGGTCTTGGTATATCTCAAACGTATTTGGTTTTATACCACGAATAATCTTATATTCTTTATTACCAATAGAAAACTCAATCTCAACGACACAATCTCTGCCGTTAATACTATTTAGAAGATTCGGTTTGTTGACATTACGGAATGGTTTGCCAAATAGCACAAAACACAATGCATCTAGCATCGTGGATTTACCTGAGCCATTTGAGCCGACAATCAGTGTGTTGGAGTTACCATTCAGTAAAATTTCTGTGAAGTGGTTGCCGGTAGATAGTAGATTTTTCCAACGTAATTTTTTGAATAGTATCATTCAGTATCAGTGCTTAACGCTTCAATGTAAAGTTCGTGCATAATGTTTTTAAGTTTAACAGACTCTACATCAAGTGTCAAGTTATCTATGTACTTAGAAAGAATTGTCATTGTATCTTCCGCTTCATCGATGGAAGTATCATCGTTTCCATTTTCTACATCACCAAAGTCTTCAACAATCGACAAGTCTGCTACGCCAGCTTTATAAAGATTATCTATCACAATATCAAACAAGAATGGGTTTTGTTTACATAGAACAACAACTTTCACATAACTTCCTGTATAGATGGAATAATCAAATGTTCTGTAGTTTTCTGCAAAATGTTCCAAATCATCTTTATAATTTAGTTTGTAGAACATACGATGTGGATTTCGTATGAACTCAAGTTCTCTTGTATTGGTATCAAAGATATGAAATCCTCTTGGGTCGTTATAGTCTGCCCAAGTTATTTCATATGGCGTACCAACATAAGTGATTGTACCGTCAGTTGATTTGTGGTGAAAATGTCCAGTAAGAACAACATCATATTTGTCAATCTTCTTTTTATCTAGACCTTCATGACAAATATTTCCACGGTCCATTTCGAAACCAGCAAGTTCGAAATGTCCAAAACAAATTTGTGACTTTGATTTTTTTATCTCAGATAAGATTTCAGCTTCGTTATCGTCACATATCCAAGGTACAATATCAACATCAATCCCATCAAACTGCATTGTAGTAAAAGTATCCAATACAGTAATGTTATCATATCCGTCTAGAAGTAATTGTGATGAATTAACTTGAAGGGTGTTTTTGAACGCAACATCATGGTTACCAAGCAATGTATAAAGTGTGATGTTGTTCTCTTTAAGTTTATCAAAAAAATATTCACGACACAAGTATAGTGAATTAAAGTTGATAAACTTACGGCGGTCGAATAAATCGCCCAGTTGTATAATGGTTGAAATACCATTTTCTTTTAGGTAAGGAAAAAATACATCGTTGTAAAACTTCTCTGCATATTTATGAAAGTCCAACGAATCATTACGCATACCAAAATGCGTATCACCTAAAATACATAGTTTCATTTAGATTTATTTTCCAGTTTAGCTAGTTCAGCTTCGTAAATGCGTTTTCGTAATGAAGAACTGCTGTATGGGTGTTCTCTATTATGATAATGTAATTCTATGCCATGATCTAAACACCACTGTTTTCCAGTGAAGTCTTTTGTTTTATACTCATCACCAAGAAAACGGATATCGATGTGCTGTGTCTTCAAAAGATTCAACAAGTCTTCTTCGGTGTGATAAACAATCACTTCATCAACATATTTACATGCTGAGACACAGACATAACGTTCATAAATGGACATTATGGGTTTATTTTTTGTGTCTGGTCTATCAACGGTTGGGTCAACTTGAATTGCAACAATAAGATAGTCACAATATCTTTTTTCTTCTCTCAACATCGTTACATGACCTGCATGAAACAAATCAAATGTACTGCAATTAAATCCTACTTTCATTTTTCAGTCTCATCATCCAAAAATTGTTCAAGTCCAGTTGCTTTCTTTACGCTTTTCTTTTTCTTATTCTCTTCAAAATTATGGATAAATTCTGAGATGTTATCATACAATTCAAATTGCCTCATGTTTCCATCTTCATCTTCAAACATCTCTCCCTCATCAAGTAATCCAAATTGTTGTGTTGCTTTATACTTAACATATAACTGTTTCTTCTCACGCATAATTCTACGTAAGAATGCATAATATATTATCTGTGTAAAATAAGCAAATGGATTTGTTGATTTTGCCGGGTCAAAATTGCGGAAGTACATCAAACAATTTTCAACACCATCAGATATCATCTCATCACGATAAGTATATGATATGAAGTTTGGTTTTCTTGATAGATGTTCCGCAATTTTTAGAAAACATTCGCCAATGTAATTTGGAACTTTTGGTTCTGGTGTTCCATCTCTCTCCGATATGACGCAATCTTCTTTATATTTTATTAATGCTGCTAAAAAATCAGCGTTGTTTACGTAATGGGTTGCCATTATACATTACCATGAATATTGTTCTTGATGTATGTGTATCCCTTAATAAGTTCAACAATACCATCATCAAGTGTATGATATGGCATCCATCCAGTTGCTTCTAACTTTTCATTTGAAACGATATAGTTACGTTGGTCAGGGTCTTTCTTGATATCGCCTTCTACGATTGTAAAGCTTGGAATATGTTTCTTAATAATTTCACACAACTCTAATTTAGAAACGTTTGCTGAAGAAAGACCTACGTTGTAAATATTACCACGCATATTTTCAAACTGATGAATTGCGTGTAAGAATGCTTCACATACATCACGCACATGGACATAATTACGTTTGAAGTGACCCTCAAAGATGATAGTATAACCATCATTCACTGCACGATATGTCAAGTCATTAACCAACAAATCTGTACGCATACGCGGTGACATACCGAATACTGTAGCAAGACGATAGCTGATTGAATTTTCACGCTGCATTAATTCTTTTTCTACTGCAACTTTATCGACCGCATACTTTGAAATAGGACGTAGTGGAGAATCTTCTGTACAGAAGTTATTTTCATCACCGGTACCATAAGCAGAATTTGTTGTAGGCATAATGATGCGCTGTTCATTTGATACATTCTTTAGCATCCAGAACATTGCATCTTTATTTGTTGTGTCTGCACCAACAACATCTTTGTTACACAATGGTGCGCCAACAAGTGCAGCAAGAGGAATAATAATATCTGCTTCTTTCAGCAGTTGTGCCATATGTGCTGGATTACGAATATCACCATTCACGATGGTCAAGTCTTTATTTTCACAAAGATGATTCAATCCACTTTGACGAAACATAAAGTTATCCAATACAGTAACTTTACATCCTATTTGCAATAAGTATTCTACTAGAATACAACCAATGTAACCAGCTCCACCAGTTACTAATACTCGCCACTGTCCCATATTATACCCTATTTAAAATGTTTACGATTTCATTGATTGCTGATTCTTTTAGTGTTGGATAATTTCCAATGTAGAACGAATAAAAATGCATGTGGTCAGTATTCGGAAAGTTCCTATAATGATTTTCTGGTACAATATTTTTCAAATATGGTTGTCTCAATTGATTTCCACCACCAGCAGAGCCACGACGAAACTCAATTCCTTCATCACGCATTTTACCCATCAAACGATTTACAAAATATTCTGTACAATAGTCATGCTGTAGCACTATGTTAAACGCATAGTTACTACATCCTATCAATCTAAAATCTACCTTATACTTTTTCTGGTCTAGCTTTGATAAGAAGTGAAATAGATTTTTATTTCTAAGTTTAACATTTTCATCCAGATATTTCAACTGATTTTGACCAAGTATACCGCCAATTTCATTGTTACGCATGTTGTATGCTGGATATGCGAAAATGAAATCTGGATTTAATTCTGGATTTTCTGCTTTATATTTTTCAGACATCTTTGAACTACCGCATTCACGTACCATACCGTGTGAACGGAGCATACGAACTGTGTGATAAACTTCTTCATCATTTGTACAAACCATACCACCTTCAATCGTTGACATGTGGTGTGCAAAATAAAATGAGAAGTTTGACATCCAACCAAAGCTACCCAAAAGCTTTTGATTATGTGTTGCACCATGCGATTCACACACATCTTCAATCAAAGGAATGTTACGATGACGAAGAACTTCTAATACTCTGTCAGATAAGCAGTCGAAGCCTTGAGCGTAAGTTATAAAGACAGCACGTGTCTTATCTGTGATAGCATTTAGTATGCCATCCTCATTCATACCAAGAGTGTCTAAGTCGATGTCAACAAATACTGGAGTGAATCCGCATTGAAGAATAGAAGCGATATCAGATACCCATGTAAATGGCGGCACAATCACTTCACCACCTTCTGGATGTTTAATCTTCAACATTGTCATTGACAATAGATTTGCAGAAGCACCGGAATTGACAAAGACTGAATACTTTACACCCAACCATTTAGACCATGCTTCTTCAAAAGCACGACACTCTGGTCCATTCGTAAGTTTTGGATTATCTTTTTTGAGATGTTCTATTACCAAATCTAAATCTTCTCTTGTAATATTATCAGACATTAAAGGATACTTCATCGTCACTCCATGATAATTGTGCTGCCACTATAGTCAAATTTAAATGGCACCCACACGTTGATTTCAGGTATTGCTAGTTTAATTTTTTCATGTGCATCAGGCGGAGCAAGAAACATAAAGAAACCACCACCACCAGCACCCATCAATTTACCACCATATGCACCAGCTTTTATTGCTTTGTTATATATTGTATCTATATACTCACTCGTTACATCATTTGTTAGTTCTCTTTTGTAGTACCACTGTTCAACAAGAAGGTCGCCTAACTCTTTCATCGGTTGTTCATCAATCATTAAATCATATGCACAATTTGATACTCTGGATATAGCATCCAAATATTTTTCCGATTTGCCTGATTTAATATTTTCAACTTGTTGTTTAGCATGAACATCAGAAAATCTATCAATACCAGAAAAGCCTAACATAATATGCTTTTCTAAATTGTTTTCGTATTCAAAAGATACATCTAAAGATAAAACTTTTATTTTGTCTTTTGAAAGTTCAATAACATTTAAACCACCATAAGCGGCTGCAATCTGATCTTGTACACCGACAGATTCACCAATTCGATTCTGTTCAATATCTATTGCTGCTCTAGCAAGGTCATATGCATGATTTGATTTGCCTAGATAAGTTGTGATGGCATTTACCAGTCCAACAGTAAATGCAGAAGATGATCCAATGCCAGAACGAGCAGGAAGGTCGCCGTCGTGGCTAATAGAAATACCATTAGATATATCATAATACTTTAAACACTCCCTTACTGAAGGATGTTCTATCTCAGATATGTCATCAACAGTTTCTATCTTTGAATAGATAATCCGATTAGCATGTTCAAAATAAGGCGGTAACTTCTTTAAACTTATATAGCAATAATGAGCCATTGCAGCAGAGATTACTCTAGATGGATGTTTTTCATACCATGCTGGATAATCTGTGCCACCTCCAAATAAAGATAAACGATACGGTGTTTTAGATATGATCATTTTTCATTATAATAATCACCATACTCAACCAATATGGTAGATTTTCCATCTCTTCTCAGATATGCTGTGCAGTATGCATCGTAGACATGTCTTGGTTCTTCTAACTTAATTATATCAGTATTTGGGCAAAGAAGTCTATAGGCATCTGTATAATCACCGACATGTTGATGTTGTGGATGTAAAGGTCTTTCAGAACCAATACCAGTTCTTATGATAATTCTTGGCTTGTAATCGGACATCATCGTAATTTTATCTACGTGATTGACTAACTGATTTGTTGCACACACTAGAAAATTCCAACGTGGATAAATGCTCACAGGAATATAACCAGCAAGTGCTAAACCCAATGTCATGCCCATTTGTGTGTCTTCAAACACAGGCATTTCTAATAATTGTTCTTTAGGAACATCTTTTAGTGTGTTAGACATTGCTGTACCAGCATACTCTACTGCTTGACCCATAAAGATAACTCTTGGATCACCAGCAAGCATGTTCATTGCACGTTTTAGTTCGTCAAAGTATTTCAAAATTGTACCCTCATTCCCGCACCAGCATGTGGATATTTTGTTTCATATTCATAATAATAAATGGATTCGTGTTCACAATTCTTATATGATGATTCTGATACACCCCAAGTTTTATTTGTATCAGTACAAACAGATTTGCCATTATCTTCAACAATAAATTTGATAGGCAGTTCATGTTGAATAGAATACTTGAAGTTTTCCATGAAGATGCCAGATTCTGATGTCATGTCACCAACAAAGCAATACACCTTCGTGTCAATCTTTTTACGTTTCATTGCCATCGCAGTTCCTACTGCAATAGGAATATTGCCACCAACAATTGCTGATGAGTATATGTTGTATTGTGGATAACAAAGTGAGATTGACTTGCCTTCCAAAATATCTTTTTCTAAAACATCTGGCGGCACACCTTTCAACAGACATTGATAATGTGAACGCCATGAACAAAACACCCAATCTATTGACCGAATGTTTTTGAAGATTTTTATCATTTCATTCTCATTGCCATAGTACAGATGAATTGGCGCACGAATTCTGCCATTGTTGAAATGATCAGCAATCTTATCTTCGAATGCGATAAGTTCTTGTTTAGTCACCTAGAATTTTCCTTTTCAATCTAATCTTGGACATCTCTTCAATATTTTTACGTGAATCAATTCCAAATTTGTTTTCAACAAGATTCAAGAATGGTCCATGTGAAAAGTATTTGTGCCAAGCATCATCACGAAACTTCAATACTTCAGCACCAGTTAGTGCTTTTGTTCTGAGTGGTTTACAGTCATATGATAGAAATGCGAACTCATCGAACGTCTGTGGTAATTCCCATTTATTATTAACTGCTTCCATATAAAGTGGACTACCAGGTAATGCCATTGCTGCATAGAAGTTTGCATGTTCACAGTTTAACTCAAGTGCAAGGTCTAAAGTTTCTTGCATTGTCTCTTGTGTATCTTCTGGAAAACCAAACATGTAATTGCCCAACACATTGATACCAGCATCTTTAATGTCTTGTACAACTTCACGAATATCAACTTGCTTAAATCGACCTTTATCAATTTCTAAACGAACTTGTGGATTACCTGCTTCGATACCAAGTGCAAGCCAATTTACTCCAGCTTCTTTGAACAATTCTAGTTGGTCTTTTCGAACGGAATCTACACGTGCATATGCCCAGAAATTAAACTTCATTCCACGGTCAACCAGACCTTGCAGAATAGGAACATAATATTTTTTGTTTAGAAAAAACATCTCATCAGTCAAACGAACTGTGCGTACACCATTTTCCCATAGATATTCAAATTCTTTCAACATTAATTCTGGTGACCAGAAACGCATACCACGAGTATCGGATGATACTGTGCCTTGTTGATATGATGTTCTATTGACGATATTAATCATACAGAAGTTGCAACCAAATGAACAACCCAGTGATGTTGAGATTGCAGCAAATGGTGTACGACCTTCGTCTTTGAAATATGAATGCCAATAATGCGCTCTGTATTTGTCTAATAAGTTGTTATCTTTTGGTAGCAAATCCCATGCATAACCTGGCATAACTCTGTCCATATCTTTCGTTTGAACAATCTCACCAGGAGCACCCGTCGCAGCAAAGCCATGTTTCTTATATACCAGACCACGAACTTTGTCTAGTTCATCAACATAGTTTGTTTGCAGCAAATCTAGCAGACCATAAACACCCTCATTGATGAATACGAAATCAACATAAGGTAAACCAATAACATCATATGGCAATGCAGAAGCATGTGAGCCGATGAATACTGTTTTGATTGATGGATGTGATGCTTTAAGTTGCTTTGCTAGTTTTGATGCACCAATCATCATCGTGGTGCCTGAGTTTGGATTTTGTCCATAAAGAACAAAGACTGCTATATCAGTTTTTGTATCCGCAATTTTCTCTGCTGCTTGTTCAACACTTGTAGGTTCAGCATCAAAATCTAAAATACAAGGATTATATCCATCAACACGAACAGCGTTAGCAAGTAACAATGCCCATGTTGGCGGTTCAATAGCAGAATACTTATTAGAGAGTTCCTGATATGCTTGTGCAGCACTGCTTGGTATAACAAATGTCACCACTTTTGACATAATAAACTAATCCTTTAATGTAACTTTTTATTTTTTATTTCATTTATGTGTTGTAGAATTTCTTGGTATACTTCTTCTTCATTTTCTTCATCACTATCGTCATGGTCTTCTAATAATTCATTTATTTTCTTATCAGATTCTTCCATATCTTTTGATAATTTCTCAATCACTTTATCATAATACCTAATCATTTCTTCTCTAGGTTCAACAATCGTAACAATGTCTGTATAATATATATTTGCACTATTAACTTTGATAAGTTCAACCGGTAACCAGGGCATCATCATCATTACAGTTTGTCCAGTTGGCATTCTTCGAAATACTAAACGCATGGGCTCATTCAACTGAATCATATCGGAATTTTCTTCTTCACACATAGAAGCTAATATATCTTCACCAGATTGCATTCTTATTAGTTTTACGTTATGCATTTTTGACCTCTATGTTGTAGAATTTGTATTTGAACTTTTCTCCATCATATATTTTAACACGGTCGGCAAAATGTTTCAATGTGAAATTAACATGTTTACCTATGCGAAAATCATCTGCTATATCAAATAGTACCGCTTCTTTTTTGTTGTCTCCAATTCGCAAGCCTCTTCCAATTGATTGTAAATTTCTAACTCTCGACTTAGACGGTGAGGCAAAAATAACGTTATGAAGATTACGTATATTAATACCGGTAGAAAAAGTGCCGTAAGAAGCCACGATGATGGCGTTATTTTCTTTTTCGGTAATGGCACGAACTTGTTCACGGACTTGAACATCTGTTCCACCATACACAAAAAAAACATGCCTATTACTAGCTTTCTCTTCAATGAGTTTGTGAAGTTGTTTGCCATGTTTTTCAACCAAATTAAATAGCACAAGAGAATTGCCCTCTAGTGATAGTGTAAGATTACGAATAAATTCATTTCGTGCTTTGTTACTAACTATGTAGTTTATTTCACTCTGATAGTCCCATGCTCTGGACTGTTTACAAACTTCTTCAGAATATTTTAATATCAAACATTTTATTTTAAATTCTGCTAACATCTTATCTTCAATAAGTTTAGCTGTTGTCGTTGATTGATAAACTGGTCCAAACAATCCCTCAAGAACAAGTTTGTGTGTTTGTGTACCATCAATTGTTCCTGTACATCCAATTCTGTAAGATGCATTCTTTAATCCAGACATAATGGTAGTCAGAGACTTTGCTTTGAACTGGTGTGCTTCATCACCAAAAACAAAATCAAACTGCTCAAAGTATTCTGGTGGATTTTTATAGATTGATTGCCATGTGGTGATTGTAAGAAACTTGTCTGTGTTCTTGTCTTTACCAGAATATTGACGATGACAATATTTCTCTGAATCGTATCCGTAAGATGCAAAATCGGAGTACATCTGTTCAACAAGTGATGTTGTCGGAACAATCAACAAACCTTTTTTGTGTTTTTTATGCTGAACATATCTCAGAATGAGATACAAAATGAAGGACTTACCTGAACCAGTCGGTGATAATAACAACATTCTTCTATTTCTAACGGCAGAAATGAATGCTTTTACTTGATATTCTCTTGCACCTTCTTGTATAATGGTTTTGTGCAGTTCAAGACTGTCTATAAACTCTTTAGCTTCTAATGCTGAGAAATTCTCAGTTGCAGTGATTGCTGAGTCAATCTCATACTTATATTCTCTTTCAGCGCAAAACTTTTCAATGTACGGCAACAGACCAGAATAAATTGTATGTGAACGCAAATCGAAAAGACGAACTTTTCCATCCCACAATTTATTCTTGTATGTTGGCATGAACTGATAACCAGGAACAAAAAATTCAAAATAAGAAGAGAGTTCGTAAGCGACACTCTTCTCACAATCAATTCTTATGAACGCTTCGTTCTGTTTTCGTAAAATTAAATCAAACACCTTGAATAAACTTTTCCCAGTCAATGAATGACCGAAGCTCCCATGTTCGGTTGTTTAGTTCTTTTATGATTGCTTGGCATACTTCCACAATTTCTTCATGTAATAGTTTTCTAGCAAGATACTTATTGATATCTTCGTCTGCTTCTAAGTATGTATTGATTTCAGATTTGAGTGTAAAAGGAAATGGTTGCCATCCATAATGATGCAACAATTCTTCGTCAAGTTTGCCAGTGTAGTATTCCCACTTTAATTTACGCCATTTGTTATATTGAAATTCGGCTTCTTTGACTAACAATCTATGTGAAGAAAGAATGTTTAAATACTTCGAATGAAGTTTTGGAATGTCAATCAGTGCTTTACCAGGTTCAGTTCTATCAATGATAGAATCAGTTGCCCACATCTGTAATACATCATCAAGTTTGCTCATAGTTTACCTCCGTATTAGGAGTATATCACATTTAAAATAATTTTTCTACGTTATAATAGGTAAATCTGAAAGTTGCGTCTGCTGTGACAATTGATTCTGGAGAGTCAGTTGAAGATAAAATAAAACCAGAAAGTGAGATTGGAAATAAATCTTTGAAGTTAAAACGGTAGTACGGTTTATTTGATGCTGAGAGAATTGTTACAGAACCATCTGCATATTGTGGTGTAGCTGATGCTTGTGCGCTAGTGAATTGAGAAAGTTTACCTAAAGACTGATACTCTTCAAATTCGGTTGGGAAAGTCATTGCACGAAGCCAGTCATGAATCTCTAACCAACTTAACATTTCTGCATCAACAATAAAAGTAATATTTAATACATCATATATTGTCTTTTCACCTGGTGCATATAATTCAACGAATGGATTGTTAATAGGTATTTCTGATGTTGAAACACCTGGTAAAGAAATAGTCTGACAAAAATATTGTAAATTTGGCGCACGACTAAAGTTCAACGTAAACTTGTTAGGTTGAATTGAATTTGGATTTGTTGGGGTTCTATTAAGTGCTGTCATATGCTTATTTATAAACAAAAAAAAGAGGCTCCCGAAGAAGCCTCTTTAAATCCCACTCTACGGTGGTTATTTAATTACATCAAGTTTGCAATACGGAAACCACGGTAGTAGTTGTTTGACTGTGAATCCAAACGACCTAGACCCTGGTCAGTACCTTCAGCAAATGGGTTAGCAACTAGACCGTAACGAGTCTTGAAGCCAATCTTTGGCTGGAATGTACCTGTATCAACTGCACGAACCATTTGTAGAGGAACGTATGGGCAGTAGAACATACCAGCATCGTATGCGTTAGTACCCTTGTAACCTACAACCGCAAACTCAGATGTTGAGCCTGTTGGGAAGTATGGGTCAATGTAAACTTTGATACGACCGAAGATTGTACCAGCAAAAGTATTACCAGTATCATCAACTGTTAGATTAACTTGACCAGCAAGTGCTGAGTTGTAATCAAGAATACCTGACATCGCTAGAGCAGAAGCTACGTCTGAAGAACAGATAACGATGTTACCTTTACCACGACGAGTTGTCTTAGCAATTTGGTTTGCTTCACGTTCAATCTGGAATGCAAGACCTTTAATCTTTTCAACCATCCAACGACCGTTTGAATCTGTGTCAAGGTTGAATGCACCACGAGTTGTTGTACCAGCTTGACAGCCTGGTTTAGCAACTTTGTAGATTGTACGGATAACTTCACGGTTGATTTCAGCAAGAATTTCAGCAGAAAGGATATTAGCCAATTCTGTTTCTGCGTCTAGACCATGAACTGCTTTCAAGTCTTGTGCAAGTTCCATTGAGTATTCTGCTTTCAATGCACGTGTACGTGCTGTAACAGTAACTTTCTCAATTGAGAATGCCATTTCTTGGAATGTGTTACCAGCTGCACCGTCGCCTAATGCTTCAGCAGAACCAGTAGTCATTGCGCCTGTAGGAGCAGCGTTACCAGTAAACAGATAATCTGTTGTGTTACCAGCAATTGTCATTGAAGAAGCAACGATAGCGCCGTTAGCACCAGAGAATGCTGTGTTAGCTTCGTTGTAGAATGCTTCTCCACCACCTTGTGATGCATACTTAGTACGCATTGCAAAAATCAGACCTGTAGGACCTGTCATTGGCTGAACGCCGCAAACGTCATACGCAATCAGATTAGGTAATGAACGACGAACTAAGCTGATAAGAATTGGATCGAAACCAGCAACTGGACCTGCAGCAGCAGCACCGCCACCAAAACCGCCTGTACCAGCAAAGTTAGTTGGTGAACCGGTCTCTTGCAGCATACCAGATTCTTTGATCATTTCAGTAGCCTGATTTTCCAGGATAACTGCTGTAACTGCCTTACGATATGGGTCAGCAATCGCTGGCAAGTCTGGATGATTTAGAACACCATCCCATTTGTTTTGTAAATTTTCAGACAAATACATCTTTGTATCTCCTTTGATTATTATTAAATTTTTGTTTTAGAAATTGCTTGCATGACTGATGCAACGTAAGGATCAGAAGACATCTTCTTTTCGTTACCATCAGTGTCATCAACTGTTTCGTGAAGCTGTGCTGCATCGGCTTTTTTCATGCCTGATGGGAAATAGTTCTCACGAATTGTTTCAAGTTTTTCTACGAATTCTTCCTCTGTGGAAAATTCTACACTCTCTGCGAGTGCTTTAATCTTTTCAACTTGAGTTGCTGTGAGACCTTCACACACTTCATTTACTAGTTGTACTTTGACTGCTTCAGTAAGTTGTTTTTTATACTGAATATTAGTTTCAATTTCTTCGTTCAATTTTTCTTCCAGTTCTTCAACCTTAGAAGCAAGTTCTTCTACAAGGTCAACTTTGTCTTCTGGAACATTGATATAGTTTTCAGCAAACAGATTGCGTAGACCGGCAATAAAGTCTTCTGTAATTTCGGAACGTAAACCGCTTTCAACAGCAATTTGATTTTCTTCCATCCACTGCTCAACTACGTAGTTGAGATAGTCATCGACTTTTTCTGTTAGTTCTGCTTTGATTGTTTCAACAGCTTCTACCAATTGACCAGCATATTCTGATTCCAATTGCTCTTGAATTTGAGCAACACGGTCAAATACACGTGCTTCAAAAATAGTAACAGCTTTAGCTTTAAAGTCTTCAGAAATGTTTTTGTCATCAGCAAAAAGAGAATCAATATCTTCTTTCATCTGAGCTTTCATTTCTTCAACTGCTGAATTATCATCAAAAATTTCTACATCTTCTTCAACATCTTCTGGCATCATGTTGGTACCTGAACCCGGACGCATGTTCTTGTCACCAAGTTGTGTATCGGCAGAAGCGTGTGAAGGCTTCATGTTCAATGAAGATTTATTTGAACCAGCTGAGTCTTTAGCTTTGTTTGAAAGCTTGTTAGAATCATCATTTGGTTTGTTGTTTTGTGGTGTAGGACCGCCCAAGTCTTCAGGTGTTCCAGAATTGCCTGGAGTGTCGTGCTGTAACTTAGGCATTGGCATACCAGGAGCCGAAGACTTGCTTGCTGCAAGAATTTCTGCCGCTGCTTCCATTAGTTTGTTTGTTGCCATTGAATATCTCCTTATGATTTCTTATTTATAAATTTTAAAGTTTTCGTAGAAAATTTTCGAAAAGTTGTAATCCAACAGTCTCAATTTCTTTGCGTGATGCTTGACGAATCTGTTTTTTAGCGTAGTCAATATGTGACTCAACAAAACGACCTTCAACATACATCCACTCTTTGTTCTCCATAATACCTTGAACAAAAGCTCCTGGTGCTGAAGGGTCAGCAACGATGTCTGCTGCTGTTGCAAGACGCAAATCATCTTGGACTAAATTGTAACCCTCTTTAGTCATTACAACTGAGCCTAGGGCACGTGAAGAAACACCCAGATTTACACCAGAATCTATTAAATTCTTGGCTATTTGTCCATAAGGTGTTTCCATAATAAGTGCTTTACCTACAAAAGTATTTCCGTCTTCTTTAAGGCTAACAATCTTATGAGATACACGTTCAAGATTGAGTGATGGTGTATCAGGATGTCCTAGTTCGCCAAGCGCACGATTAGATTCAATAAGTTCTTTTGTGTATCGTGCGACTTCATTACGTAATGTTTTCATTTCGTACATGCGATTGTTTCGGTTAACTGTGTCACCGACAAGAAAAATACCTTCAATGTACATTTGTTTTTTACCGTCTTCTGTTTTTTCGGTAAGATATCTTACATCTTCAATATGTTCTTTAATTAGTTTCATTAGATGGATGCTCCTGTATATGGGTCAACATTGTATGTCGCAACTTTAGAAACTTCCATAATAAAAGAACCGCCTGTATTAATTGTTACAACAATGCTTTGAGTATTATTATTTGCAAGTGAGTGTGCAAAGTCTGCAAAATCCATAACACCACCTGTATGCAAAGCAAGTTGTGGAACACCGTTTCTAACAACTGTAATGCTACCGTTTGTTGACCACATGATTCGTTTAATATCTGCGGCCGACACACTTTCGATTGTGGTATTGGCTCTTAAATCATTCAGTGTGATTGTGTAAGTACCCGCATCGACACCACGAATGACTGATGTTCCTCTTAAACTGTTAGTTATTTCAAATGGCATTTTATCTTAGTCCCATAGATTTACGACGGCGCATTGACATCTTTCTCTTTAACAATGTGCGTCTAAGTTTTGCTCTTCTTGTTGTTTTCCATGCACGTTTCAATAAACGTGCTTTACGTAATCTTACTGTTGCTGGTATACGCTTTACTGTATTGCCAGACAAACGATATCCTTTTAGTGCTGATTTGCGTACATTTTTCTGTACGATAATCTTACCTTTTTTATTGCGACGAATACGGCGACGAATCTTTTGAACTCTACCCATTTTAACAACATTTGGATTTCGTTTCTTTGCAGCCTCTTCTAATACTTCTTCGTCAACTTCAATCTCTTCAAACATCTCATCAACAACGAATGGCTTTATCTCTTCTAATTTAATAGAAGCTATCTCATCCAATTTTTCATAGATGAGTTCTTTGGCTTCGTCTAATTTATTCTGAAGAATTAGTTCTACAAAATTCATAGAGTTTTCCAAATGTTGATGCTGATTCTGTTAATTGATTCCAAAAATATTCTTTGTTTTGCTCATCTAAACGCCCATAAACATCTATAAACATTTCTTTTGTTTGTTCGTTTAGAGAAACATTATTACCATCATTTAAAGCGATTTCATCGGACTCTAAAAATTCTCTGACATATTCCTCAGCTTGAATTGTCGAATCTAAGGCTGGTCCATATGGAACGCTAAAATATTTCTTTAGTTTGTCGCTCCAATAAAGCGCAACTCTAGTGCCATCTGGATACAATCTTACTGCTTTGCGTTTGATTACCAAAACAACCGGTGGGTCCGGTACTAATGGAAAAGCACTACCAACACTGTCGCTTCGTGCTTCGTTCAAATCTTCTCTAACTGCTTGTCTTGCACGTGTAAAAATTTGTTTATTGCTTGTAATCAAATCAGCCATACGATTGAAAAGATTACGCATGATTTCACGATCAGCATTATTGAACACTGGACGTTCTTCGCCCATCTTATCCACTATTTTGTGAATACGTTGGAGCTGTGCTTTGTTTGCTAAACCTGCACGAACAAGAATGTCCAACTTTGAGTAGTCGGACTTTTCTTCTTCAACAATACATTTAAATTGTAATAATGATTTCATTAATTAATCACGTGATGGTTTTGTAGCAAAAGCTTTTCCTGCTGCAACTGTTCTTTTTCTTAAACTAGCAAGACCTTCGCCAGCAACATGACCCAATGCACCACCAACAGCAGCACCAACTGGACCACCAACTGAACCTAATGCGCCACCGATAGCAGCACCCTTTATACCTTCTTCCATCGCCTCTTCATACTCTTGCTCTTGCTCTTGACCACCAAAAAGAGTTGAAGCAATTTCTTGTTTACGAGTTTGAAGCGCATCAAACGCTTTTGCTGATAGAATATTTTCTATGCTTTCTTTTGCTGCCACGCTATCGCCAGCAGCAATGTGATTAATAACTTCTTGGATTTGCATGGTAACTCCCTATTATTTGCGTCTATTATTTATACTAATTACTGACTTGTTTACCTCATCATCAAGCTGAGGCGTTAATGATTCCGTTTCATTGGCATTTTCAACGGTATTGTCAACTGGAGGTTGGTCAGATTGCGGTTGCTGTTCTTCAGCTCCGCCCTGCTGCATTATAGGTCCTTGCATATCATCTGGTAGCGTTTCTTTTTCTTCTTGTATTTTCTCTCGCATAGCTTCAATTTCCTCATCAGTCATCATTAAAACTTTGTTCATAACATACTGTTGAGAAAAATATCGACCGATATATGGGTCAACTAAACCTACCATTTGCAATCTATTCTGCAATAACTCTGCTTCACGAAGTTCAGTGAAGTTATTATCTTTACGGAAATCATAATAGATATCTTCTTTGAATTGTTCCCATTCTTCACGAGTACAAATACCTTTTAAAACTAATTGAATTTTTAAAGCCTCATCAAATAGTTGTGAAAATTTATTACGTAAACGAATAACAAATTTTGCAAATTTTAGTTCGTCACGTGTAACTTCTTGTGAACGACCTAGACCAGCCATTCCACCTTCTTGCGATTCTAAGCGTGAGTATGGAACGTTCAGTGATTGTAATAGTTTCTTTTGGAAATATTTTACATCTTCTAATTCACCAAGATTTTGACCAGCGGGTAAAGTAGTAATTTCTGTTCCTTTACCACCTTCTCTACGTGGCAACCAGAAATCTTCCAACATCGATAAATGTTTACGTTCATCACGCAGTTCACCAGTATTGGCATCGTAAACCATTTTGTTACGATACTTGATCATGATATCACGGAGATATTGTTCGGCTTTACCTTTTGGTAAATTACCAACGTCAATGTAGAAAATACGGCGTTCTGGCGCACGTGAAATACGATAGATAACAATCGCATCTTCAATCATACGTAACTGATTGAGTGGCTTGATTGCTTTGTGTAGATATGAAATAACAAAAGTATTCTTTGCATCCATCAAACCTGAATTAACATTAATAATGGATTCTGGTGCAATACGAAGACCTTGAGTTACGTTTGCAGTAAACGTTTGAGTTGTTGTACCTCGGTCATTGTACACATAATATTCAGCAACAGATTCGACAATTAAAGCACCGGTTTTGGGATCTCTTTCTTTTTTGACTTCACGCACTTTACGAATTTTACGTGGGTCAATATAACGGAGTTCTTGAATACCTTCTTTTGGATTCTTATCATTAACTACCACATGGTAGAACATGCGACCGTCAATGTACCAACGTTTAAATAAGTCGTCGGCTAAGTTTGAAAAGTTTAACATCTTTTGGACATTATCAAACTCTTCAATAATTTTTTTCTTAATTGATTCTGGTTGTTTCAGATTATCTAAAACAATATCAACAACTTTGCCTCTATCATCGTGTGTTATGGCTTCATTGACGATTTCATCAATTGCCATTTGACACTCTGGATGATTGGACATTTCACGGTAACGAGTGATAAGTTCTATCTCATTACGAACTGAACCTTCTAAATCTACGTATGTGCCATAATACGCATTTTGCGTAATAGTAACAGCACCGTCATCTAGTTGTGCAGCGGAAGGAAGAACGAAAGATGATTGTTCAGGTTTTTCTTTCTGAACAACATCTTTCGAACCTAAAGTAAAGCCAAACAGCTTAATCGCCACTAGAATTTTCCTTTCATTTTATAATAAAAAGTAGGGGTGTCCCCCCTACTTTTAGACCACACCGTCTGCTACTGCTTCCCACCACTGATAGGTAAGCGTTACAGAAAATTCTTCAATAGTATCATTTGAGCCCCAATCAACATCGATTGGAGTGATATCTGTTGGAAATAAACCTACAAATTTATATTTTTTAATTGAGTTACCTGCTTTTCCAAACTGAGTAACTTCACCATCAACAGTATATCCTAGTGGTGTTCCAGCAATTGGATTACGAACATTAAGATTATGGCTATTAATGCCATTCATCCAACGTTCAAATGCATTACGAACTGCAAAGTCTTCATCGTTGATAATTGTAACTGTCCAATCTGCAAAAGTACGATTACCTACGAACTTTAATTCACGACCGAAGTATTGAACAGGCACAACGCCCAGAGTTGAACCTGGAAGTTGTGCTGTTTTACACATGAACGTCATTTTTGTTTGTGCGTTTCCTGGTAATGAGAATGCAGGAAACGGCATACTCACTTCAAACAGATTAGGACGTGCGCCGTCACTTTGAAGTTGAGAGCGGAATTGATTTACGTTAAATGCCATTTATTTTCTCCTGTTTCTCTCTTATTTATGCCGCACCTACGACTTCATTGAAAGATACTCCCGTACGAACTGCTACGAAGTTCAATTGAATGAAGTTGATAGAACGTGCTGGTTTAATATAGATGTCACCAACGAATTCATTACGATCAATAACTTCTCCAGTGTTGTTTGTATCGTCACACACAACTCGATAGTCTGTGATACCACGACGACCTTGAACGTCACGTAAGAATGGCTCAACTAGAGCAACAAACTGTGCGCGTGTGAATTGATCATTAAATTCAAACAACGAGAAACGTGCTGCACGTGAAATTGCTTTTTCAAGAGTGATGAATAAACGACGAACATTGATACGATCAAATGCACTTGGCTTGCTCAGTAATGTTTTGTCACCGAACAGAACTGTACCTTCTCCTGGGAAAGAAACAACAGGATTTACGCCAACAGAATACAATGAATCACGTTCTGATTTTAGTGGATTCCAAGCAAGTTTTACAACGTTCTTGATAACGCCACGATTTAAACCACCAGGTGAAAACCATGGGTCACGTTCTTGGTCTGTTCTTACACACAGACCAGCAATGTCACCGTTTAATGGTACCCAACGATAAACATCACTGTATTTGTCGTATTGATATTTGTAACCAGAATCTAGAACTGCATATGAAGATGATGTAAGTGAATTACGGAATGTAGTAATGTCACTAACTTCATTACCAGAATTGTCCACAACACTTGCTTTGGTTGGTGAAACAAATGCAACGCAATCTTTACGTGTTCCTACAATATTGTCAATAACATAACTTGAAATTGTAGAATTACCTGTGCCAGTTACACAGAGTGAAATGTCTACTGATTCTGCATTCTTGAATTGGTCCCAGCTTGTAGTAATTTGTGAAGTATCAACTGTACCATCTGCTCCACCAGACAACGAGAACGTTACATTACCAGTTGTGTTTGCAAAACTAGATGCATTCGCTGATGAACCCCATGCTGTTCCTACACCAGTATTTTGTGTTGGATGTGACAACCACCAAATATATTTTGACTTAGATTGAATTACATTCTTGTAGTAATTTGAATTTCCAGAGTCATCTTTAGCGTCAGATGCTTTCGAAACAAATGAATATTTTTCAAGAACTGTGCCTTCTGTACCACTAAACAATCCATCTTGGTCTACAACAACAACATGAAGTTCGTCAAACGAACCATTTCTTGCTGCTACATAACTTGAATTACTTGGTGCAGATGTAAATTGAGTTTTATATGCCCAAGTTGAATATGATGCAGCATCAGCCATAGAAACGCTTAATGAGTTACCTAAAGCACCAGCCCAACGTGCGCCGAAACCGTTATAAGAATTTGCAGCATATCCTGTATGATTTTCTTCATAATCGCTTTGATTTTTAATCAACAAACCAGTACCGTTTGCTGTAGCATTCAAAGTAGATGATGAATTGAATGCACGAACGACTTTTAGATTATTTCCGTATGCAAGAAAGTTTGCAGCAGAGAACCAGTATTCATAATTTGTGCTATCTGGTTTACCAAATGAATCGACTAAACGAACTTCATCGGAAACAGTTGTAACTTCACCACATGGTCCCCAAGCAAAAGGTCCTACAAAAGCACCTGTAGAAGTGCCCACTGAAGGAATAACTGTAGTCAGGTCAATCTCTGATACATTTACTCCAGGTGATAATTGAAATGCCATTGGATTTCTCCTTTATTGTTTGGGTCAATTTTCTTTTTGTTATTGTATTTAGTTTTTTATAAATTTGATGATAAATAGCCAGCTGGAGGCTCCCATAAATCTCCATCAGCAATCTCAGCTTCTCTAGACAATCCATCTTCAATAAAACCAAATGGAAGCATGTTTTCTTCTCCAAGCATGTTTTGCTCTTCCAGCATAATTTTACGAATGTCAATTCGTGTCTCATCTTTGAAAAACGCTTGCGCTGTCAACCAAGAATATACCACCAAACCCATAACGATATCATCATTATTGCCCTCTTCGGCAGCATAAGTATCTTTGGTGCGAACAAATGTGTTCAGTTCAGCTATGGTGTTAAAATCATTGATAATTAGTTTGTCATTTTCTATCAATGTTTTTAAGTTCGCACAACCAATTTTCTTGACTGATTTGGTGGTTTTAATACCAAAAGCCACTGAACGTTTGAATCCAGATGAGATACTTTGACCTTTGATATGATGATGCTCAAGTCTATAAATGTTTCCGTACTCCAAATCATAATGTAGTATGTCCACCACCTGCTGACCGACATTATTGGTTTCAATCAAAACATAAGCTTCATTATACCGATTTGCCAATGCATAAATTACCGTAGGTAAAAACATTAACGGTAATTTATTATTACGATACAGTGCAACTTGTTTGTAGGGAGCTTCAGTTGCATCAATAATATTGATTGTGTGATAGTCTAGGTTAACACCTTCCGAGCAGTCTACAGTAGCAATGTAGATTCTTCCTGGTTTAGGATTTTCATATATGGCTAAATGACCATCATCTTCAATACGCATTGGGTCATGGAACGCCATTGAGCGTAGTTTGGCACCAGATATTAGGGTAGCAGCCGAACCAATAAACTCAGTCTCAAACTCTTGTCGGAACTGTTCTTCCGAAGTGTTTCTTATCGTTTCTTCTTTCCACTTTTCATCTCGGCCTGGTACCATTGACCAGTGAACTTCAAGTGTTTTATATGTTGACCGATTTTCAATCGCATCTGTCCACATTTTATAAAACAGATTTAAGCCATTAGGCGTAGAAACAATAATTACTTTTGAGGATTTACCAGATGAAATAACAGGATAAGTAGAAGTGAAAAAGTCCACTGCCATGTTATGTGGAACGAACGCAAACTCATCAAGAAAAATTAAATTATATGTACCGCCACGAACACCCGCAGAAGATGTAGCATATGCATAAATCTTAGAACCGTTTTCTAATTCAATTGAACGTTTATTCCAGTTTATGATGCCTTGTTGAAGCCATGATGGAAGATATTCAAAAGCTTTCTGAATTTTGCCTAGGATGTCTTGTGCAAGTTGGAGTTTGTTTGCAAGAATACCAATAACATATTCTTCATTGAACAAAGCCGACCATAACATGTAACCAACAGTCGTAGTTGTTTTACCAACTTGGCGTGGCATCTTTGCAATACAGAAACGATTGTCATGAAATGTGCGAACCATGTTTTCTTGAAAGTCCCACATTTCAAATGGCACAAGACCACGGTCAACGTTGACAATCTTTACATAGTTTCGAATAAAATATACTGGGTCTTCAGCACATTTTGCTATTTCTAAAACTTGTTCTTCAGTATAGGATATTTCAACACCGGCTTTTTTTAACCGGGCATTACCAAGGTATCCGTCTTCCATTTTTTATCGTGTAAAACTTCTCAACATCCATCCGTGTTTTTGATGAGCATCTAAAATATCTTGTAAAAAGTTTCCTACTGCTGGCTCATCAGCAGCATCAGCAAGAGCAATTCCTGAACGGAGTTCCATAATAAATTTATCATTATCGTTTGCAAGTTCACTCATCATAATAAGTGGTGATGGAATAGCCACCAAGTCGTTGACTTTGGAAAGCTCAATCATTCTTGCCAATGATGTTGGAGTGTATGAACCTAATGCACGAATATGTTCTGCAATTGAATCTGTTTGGTCAAATACAGCATCATAGAATGTTCCTAAAAATCCATGATACTCTGCAAAATTAGGACCTTCTACATTCCAATGGAATGTGTGTGCTTTGAAGTACAAACCAAAATTTGTACCAAGAATAACTTTCATCTGTTCTATTAATTGTTCCATTGTTTCCTCAATTATTTGTTGGATTTAATCATTTTTACAAGTTCCGCTGTTGAACCAACAAACACAGCTTTATCTATGTTCAGATTTTGTGTTGATTCTTTTGGCTGTAATTCTTTTTTACGTTTTTGAAGTTCTAATAAATCTTTATTCATGTCTGCTAAACTCTTCATCATAGTAGCAAGAACTTCATAAGCTCTTGGAGATTCAGACTGATTTGCTACAGTAGTTAATTCTTCAAAAGATTTACTACCTTTTTCAATGAGTTGTTTAATATTTTCTCTAGCAAAGTTGGTGTCAGTATCGATATCTGTACCAAAATCCACTGTTGTCAATTCTTTTTTTGGTTGTTCTTTTATTTCAATTGGTTCTATATCAAAAATTTCGGATAAATTTTGATTTAATTTTTTCATGATAATGTATCCGGATATGTTATAATAGTTTCAGTAAAACCAAAATCTTCTTCTGGTCCTGCATTTAATGGGTCAGGTTCGGTAATAACTTTAACTGCTTTTACAGCATTTTGGTCAAGAGATTGAACAGCATATCTGGAATTTGAATAATCTCCAGTCAACACATAATTTGGCTGAAGAGTTTTATTTGCACCAGTAAGTATAATTTCACCTGTAGTTGTATTAGAAAAATAATCTACCGTAGCAACAAAATTATTTGCAATATCTCGAACAGTTTCACCTTGAGTCAATACTCCATAACCATTTGCAAAATCAACATATGCTTTTTGTTGTGATGTATTTGATAAATCAATAAACAATTGAGTATTAGCTCGTGTAATAAGATTGCCAGATTTGACTGGTGGCCAAATAAAGCCTTTTGCTGTAAAGTTTAAATCCCAAATAATTAAACGAGTTGTTCCATCAGCATCAACTCCCTCATAATCAACTGTAGATGATACGGAATTTAATATAATTGGAACGGTATATTTTTGATTCATCGATGGAATAAAATCCACAACAACACTAAAATCTGGTGTAAAGAATGGTAATATCTGTTCTAATATTTGAGTACCATCTTCAGTATTACGAACATACACAGATAAAGAAAATTCATAATTATATGGAACAGGAACAAATTGTGTTTTTACAGTCGAGTCTGTTTCACCTGCAAAGTTACGTAATGTTGAAACTTGTTTACGACTTGTATCGTATTCCAAATTTTCCAAATTAAAAGACATTCGAGGAACAAGAGTGTTGATTGTCTTAATTAAATTTGGGTCAGATGTTATTCGTGTTAGATATCTTTCTTTTGAACCATAAGAAAGTGGTACTTTTAGTTTTTCTTTTGGTGTACCTGCTTGAGTATAACGAACAATTTCAAGGTCGTTAAAAAGTGTACCAAAAGTTACGACCATCTTTCGAATGGTGCGATGATAAAACTGTGCGTTACCTAACATTATGGCTCACCAAAAGGATTTGTTTCTGAAAAATCAATAATACCATCTGATGCTGCCTCAATACGAGCATTATCAATGATATCTTCAAATGCATTATTTTGTGTTTCCGTATCAGAAACTAATGTGATACTCCAATTTGCTCCTGATGTATTTCCTTTTACAGCCGAAGTGTCCACAAAACTACCTTGTGTTCTGTAAATGTCAATATGTGTATTTGGAACAAAATCAAGAACAAGTGCTTGTGCTGTTGATGTAGCAAGAGTGGAACCCTGATAAACTATTTCATCATTAACAAACTTACCTGTACCGCCAGCAGCAAGAGATATACGAGTTCTTGGATAATATGCTCTTATATTGTTATCAATCTCAGCAACTCCAGTTTCAATAATTTCCGAAGAAAACACATATTGTTTCATTTTTAATGCATATACGTATACGTTGCCGCCACGACCACGACCTAAAGTATAATACATTGCTTGATTACTTTCATGTTCAACATAAGTAATCTCATACAGTCCAGTCATCATTGGAATATAAATTAAATCACCTTCACGTGGACGAGTCAATCCATTCACAGCATAACGGAAACGCAATCTTGAAACTAGAAAAGTAATCTCATCACGAATCTCTAAACCAAATTTGGAAATAAAATCACCTTCACCTTCCATTCCAGTAACATTTTCAAGATACATTTCAATAGGGCAAGCTGTACGATATTCTTTGAGAACGTCTTCGCCAAATAAGTAATCTACTTCATCTCTTGTAGTTCTTGGTAAATAATATACATCCAATCCGTATATTTTAAGTGCTTCAATAACCAAATCTTCCACCAATAACTGTTCTGGAGTAACGGAATTACCATTACCTAAACGAGATGGAAAAGGATTAAAATAAAAATTAGTAGCCACAATTATCCTATAAATATTTCAGAAGGTAATGAACCCATTTGGTACATTTCTTCTTCCATAGTTTTAAGCTCTTCTTCAGCTTCTTCATATATTTTTTGACCATTCAATGTCACACCACCCGGCATTTGAATACCTTCAAACTTTTTCAAATTATTACCCCACTGTTGTTTGATTTTTGCAGTAGCATATTTTTTTAGAAAACGGTCATTGTAAATATCTGTTAAACCATCAATTGTCACAGTCGAAGCTGTATGCGTTTGTGTTGGTGGTGAAGCTAAAGTTAAACTTGTTGGTGAAGCGATGTTCTTTACTTGAACAGATTCTCCCCCAATATTGATAAAATCAAATGGAACAATTTCTTGGTCAAATTTTGTTCCTGTTCCTACGATTGTATTTGATGATGGACTACCTGCAACTGTACCAGTTAGAGTTACAGTATCTGGACTTAAAACACGATAACATTCCACAATAACATAATCTCCAGGCTCAACGTCACGTGTCCAGTCAATGTCTAAGAATACTTTGTTTTGATGACGATTGAAACGAAACTGTGGAGTTCCTGAGAATAAAAGATTTAATGTACGTAAATGTTGCATTGTAATTTCATATGACACATATGATACTGATGTAAAGTCATATAAGTCATGTAAACGTAACTGATAACGCAAATCAAACATATTGATTGACGCATTTGATTGGTCAAATGGAAATATTCCAATAACAAACTGAACGGCATCAGGACAATAAATCCATTGACGTTCAATGTCTGCTTGTGTGATTTGATGTTTCATGAACAGTTTTTCTGTTCCATCATAATGGTAATCACGCCAAAAAGATATTGCATCATCAATACGGTCTTCCACTTGGTCATCATCAACATTAATTTCGATAACCGGAAAACCTAGCTTGCGTAGGCAATATTCTTTAAATTGTTGTCTTGTACTTATTTTTGCCATTTTTCGTTAGTTATCTTTGATGTTTGATTTATTGTTTCTAATAAAACTTGTTGACTATTTTCATTTGCCTTTACCATCTCATTTCTAAAGCTCTCAATCGCAGCACCTGTTTGTCTTTGTTGTTGACTATTTTCTACTAGTAAAACAGGAAACCAAGTTATTGCACAATTCCATTCGTCAATTTCAGCTCCAGTATTTGGATTAGTACCTCTAATCTGAGTGAACCAACTGCACTGAATACCAATACAGTCTTTTTTAATTAACGGACAAAAATTACCAGGTTTAATTTGCATAGTATCTCCATTATCAAGCCCACTGTGGATCTGGTACCACTGGCCAATCTATTTCACCACCAACAGGATTAAAAAATATCTGACGAATCAATGTTCTATAAGCGTCAAAATCTGATTTATTTAGTATGTTGACATCAGGAAGATAAACATAGTCTGTCATGAACAATTTTACTCTAGCTATTTCTTTATTGTCTTCAGCGGTATTTACATATGGTTGTTTACGTATTTCGTCTTTTTCTAACCACTCTTCAACCAGAGGTAAATATTCATCAACAGATGTTATTCTGGTATTTGGAGGAGTAACTTCATTTTCGTCTTTTGAATGCTGTAATTCACCGTAGCCTCTTGGGCCATACCAGTGAACGAAAGTAATATCAGAAGGCATTGTATTACTTAAATCGAATCCGTCAATGCAGTCACCATTTAAACAAACCACGCCATCTTCTTTTACAAGAGTTAAATTATAATCGTTTATGTTAATCATGTTAATCCTTCGTTGCTATAATTACATCAACATACTGAACAGCAAAATCCATTGCTGTTCCAGTAAATGAACCTGACCATGATGGATTTGTAAAACCGTGACCGTGTACCGAACCCGAACCTGTTCCAAGTGTGGGTGATGTCGCAGTTCTGTTTGTAGTACCAGTAGCGGAACCACCAATACGTGTACCGGTTGTAGTCATCGTTGCAACGGATGACATTAATTGTTCGGTGTGTGCGTGAGATGCTAATTGTGCTTCTGTTAGACCCGAATCGGAAACAGCACCACCCGAGTTAGTACCAGAAACAGTACCAGCCGGTGTTCTACTTGTAAACACTGAAGTAAAGTTTGTTGTACCTCCACTACTAGCAGTTCCAGTAACTACTCGTAATGCTTTATTATCATGTGTTGTTGATTTTGTCCAACCAGTTGGTGCTGTCGTTTGAACAAATAACATAGCAGTTCCACTAGGAAAAACAACAGCACTATTTGCCACAGAAAAAGCTGCATTTGCTTGAATGAATCCTGAATTAGCATGAACGAATGCAGCATTGGCTTGAGTAAATCCTGAGTTTGCATGATTGAATGCAGCATTAGTAAGTGCAAAAGAAGTATTGGCTTGAATGAATCCTGAATTAGCGTGATCAAATGCAGCATTGGCTTGAATGAATCCTGAATTAGCGTGATCAAATGCAGCATTGGCTTGAATGAAACCAGAGTTTGCTACAATAAACCCTGCATTTGCAAAAATAAATGTTGAGTTCGCATAATCAAATGCTGCATTAGCATGTATTCCAGATAAATCTACACCAAATGTTATTTCTTTAGTTGTTGAGTTGTAGTATAATACATCATCAGAACTCACGTTTCTCAATGGATCAACAAAGAACCCAGTTGTAGTAGAATCTAATTGTCCATTAGCGGAAATAATAATACTGTTATCATTTTGATTTAGATATCCGGCACCCACGCCGATAGCAATAGCACTATTACCTTGATTTGTTTGGCCTGCCACTGCGCCAATAGCAATTGCCTGGTAACCTTGATTCATTTCGCCTGCAAATCCACCAATTGCTACTGAGTTTTCACCCTGTGTACCTGCGCCTGCATAGTAGCCAATGGATACTGCGGTATTACCTTGAGTGGTTTCACCGGCTGCGGATCCAATAGCAATGGCACTCTCTCTTTGACCTACAGATCCCGCACTGGATCCAATCGCCACCGTGCCTACACCTTGAACTTGTTGACCCGCATTATAACCAATTGCGGTAGCAAACTGTCCTTGGAGAAGTTGACCTGCATTATAACCAACTGCAATTGCCTGGCTACCTTGGTCTTGATATGCTGCGCCGACTCCTAACGCAGTACCATAAGCTCCCTGGTTACTGAACCCTGCTTCTTGGCCAATAGCAATGGCATAAGTACCTTGATTGTCACTACCTGCGCCAGCGCCAACTGCTGTAGCGTATTGTCCTTGGTTATTGGCTGTGGAACCAATAGCAATATTAGATAATGATTCCAAATAAATTTTTACGTCAGTATTACTATATGTTACAGATGCAATTGTGATTGTTTTTGTGCCAGAGTTTGTATTGATGATAATATTATTACCAGCAGTAATAGTTAATGTGTCTGTATTACTTGCTGGTGTTATACTGACACTATTTGCGGATATTGTTGTAAACCCTGTTTGTACTACACCGTTTGCTTTATTAAATGCGGAATTTGCATGTATGAATGCGCCATTAGCTAATGTGAACGCAGCATTTGCATGTATGAATGCACCATTGGCTACTGTAAATGCACTGTTGGCATATTCACCTGTTGCATTCTGAGATTGATAAGCAGAATTTGCGTGAATAAACGCAGAGTTAGACTGAATGAATCCAGAGTTTGCGTGTTTGAAACTTGCGATTGCTAAATTTTCTGCAATATTGGCAGTTGCAAATCCTGCTTTAGCTTGTTCGTTTGTACTGTTGGCAAGATTTGCACCAATAGGATAAAACTCTTTTTCATATGCTTCGAAAGTGTTATATACTGCCCATGAGTTGGCAGTTTTATTTGCAAGAAGAATATGGCCAGCTGCACCAGTGCCTTCGTATGCTAACCATTCATTAACAGTTTCATCCCAAAGAATATATGCATTAGGTGATGTGCCACGATTGACAATGATTGCAGCATTGAGTGAAGGTTCACCAGTAACATTTGCACTCAAAATTACATTGTTACCACCAACAAATAGTTGGTCTGTAGTAATTGTTTGAGCATTGCTAATTACAAGATTTCCTGTAATAGTAAGATTACCTGTAAACAAACCATCACCAGCAACATGTAGATTTGCTTGTGGGCTGTCTGTATCAATACCTAAACGATCATTAACATAATCCCAATATAGTTTAGTTGGGTCCTGATCAATTGCACCATTTCGACCAAACAGAATAGCGCCATTTGATTTGTTCTTGCCTTCCATCAAATGAATATTGACAAGAATAGAACCACTAGATACATCAGAAGTTAGAATATAACCTACAGCAATAGGAACATTTGGTGGTGCAGGTGGTGTAGTTTGATAATCCCCAGGAGTTGTTGATAGAAATAATTCTTGACCAGAATTAAACAACGAAGTGTTAATGTCATGAATTTCACCAGTGGCTAAAACATATCCATATGAATTGTTTGCAATTGGTGCGATTGTGAAGCCAATTGCTTCTGCATTTTGTGCTGTATCAGCAGATGAAAGTATAATGGAAGGAAAACCATTTGTTGATACATCGTTACCAATTCTTACAACTTTACCTTTGTTGACTGTAGAACCTGTATTGTTCCAAACACGAATAAAACTTTGTCCTATTTGAATCGTTTCACCAGAATCACCATAGAACGCAACCGATTTTTCATAATTATCATAAAATAAACGACCTTCATTTATTGCAGGAATACTTGGTGCTGTGTTTAGGTCAATGTAAGAACCAACAAAAACATTTTGCGTTGTTAGATTAGCATTGATTGTAACATTAGCTGTAATTATACCACCAAGATTCGCATTCAGTGAATTGTTTGCTCTTACAAATGCAGCATTAGCATATTGACCAGTTGCATTCTGTGATTGATAAGCAGAATTGGCATGTATGAATGCAGAGTTCGCTTGAATAAATCCAGAATTGGAATGCTCAAATGCAGAATTAGCATGTATGAATGCAGAATTTGCATAAGAACCGGCTGATACTGCTTTACTATTTGATATGTTTGCTGCAATAAATGCTCCATTAGCATATATGGCAGCAGAGTTTGCTACATGCGAGGGTGTATTTGCTCTTACAAATGCTCCATTAGCATATATGGCAGCAGAGTTTGCTACATGTGATGGTGTGTTGGCTGCAATTGCAGCACCATTGGCAAAATTAAATGCAGAATTAGCACGTATAAATGCTGAGTTTGCATATGAACCAGCAGACAGTGAATCTTGTTTGGCAATATTAGCAGCAACAAAAGCACTATTGGCATATACACTAGCAGAGTTCGCTACATGTGATGGTGTGTTGGCTGCAATTGAAACACCATTTGCAAAAATAAATGCAGAATTAGCATGTATGAATGCAGAATTCGCATAAGAACCGGCTGATACTGCTTTACTATCTGATATGTTTGCAGAATTGAATGCAGAGTTGGCATATACACTAGCAGAATTGGCTACATGTGATGGTGTGTTTGCTGCAATTGAAACACCATTTGCAAAAATAAATGTTGAGTTCGCATAATCAAATGATGCATTGGCTTGTGTTAATGCAACATTGGATTGTGCAAAAGCTGAATTAGCATGGTCAAAAGCAGAATTTGTTTTTATAAATGCAGAATTTGCATGTATAAATGCACTGTTGGCATATTGACCTGTTGCATTCTGAGATTGATATGCACTATTTGCATGAACAAATGCAGCATTAGAATATTGACCCGTCGCATTCTGAGATTGATATGCTGCATTCGCATGAATAAAACCAGAATTTGCGTGAATGAATGCACCGTTTGCTACTGTAAATGCAGCATTAGCATATTCTCCTGTGGCATTTTGAGACTCATATGAAGAGTTCGCATGGACAAATGCAGAGTTTGCTTGTATTAGTGCTACATTTGATTGTGCAAAAGCAGAGTTTGCATATGCACCTGCACTAATTGCCTTACTATCGGCAATATTTGCAGCAACAAATGCACCGTTAGCATAAATTGCAGCAGAGTTTGCCACGTTCGATGGCGTATTAGCTGCAATTGAAACACCATTTGCAAAATTAAACGAAGAGTTTACATGAATAAATGCTGAATTTGCTTGAATAAATCCAGAATTAGCATGATGATATGCTGAATACGAAAATACATTTACGGTGTTTGCAAAATTAAATGAAGAATTCGCATGAATTAACGCAGCATTGGCATATTGTCCTGTGGCATTTTGAGACTCATATGAAGAGTTCGCATGATTAAATGATGCATTGGTTTTTATAAAACTTGAATTGGCATGTATGAATGCACCGTTTGCCACTGTAAATGCAGAATTTGCATATTGACCAGTTGCATTTTGTGATTGATAAGATGCATTGGCATGATCGTATGCAGCATTGGCTTTTATAAATGATGCAGTAATCCCAGTGAGTGTGCTGTTTGCAGCCTCGAATGCGGAGTTAGCACGGTCTAATGAATTAATTGAACGAAGATATGTATCATATCCACCAATTGGAATCGTTCCTGTTCCGTTTGGGCTTCCTATGAATAGGGTGTTACTTGAATAAGAATATGCGGGTTCACCAACATTTAAAGATGCTGGTGTATTTGTTACTAATGATCTTTTTATTTGAATGGGTGTATTTGCCATATTTTAGAATTGGCCTCCGTCAACCTTCTCAATAACAGCAATAGGAATTTCAAATTCGTAACGATTATTTGCTGAGTTGAAAGCTAAGAATCTTCCATCTTCAACGCCAACGGTTGACACATCATTTATTTCTGATAATGAGATATTCGGTTTTGGTTTAAAGTCTGGAGAAGTGAGCGTAGTACGATTTGGTTGTTGAACCGTAATCGTACCGAGAGTATTATTTCTAAGAGAAACCGAACCTAAATCTAATGACATAATTTACCTCGTTACCGAAGGCAATACAATCGCAATTCCCTCAATCACTCTAGTCTTAGAATTATCTACTGAATTTGTGATTACCAAGTCATATACATATCTTCCTGGTGTCAATACAGCAGTGTTTGCGGCAGTCATTGACAATGTTATTTGTCCATTGGAATTGCCCGTAACAATCGCACTAAGAGTATTAGCGGATGAAGAATAATAAGATTTGCGTAATTGGGATGATGCGGTATAAGTTGAAAGATTAACCGCATCTCCTTGTGCGTCATTGACTGTGACTATGGATGTTAGATTTGCACCCTGTTCAATCGTTAGTTCTAGATAAGCAGCCAAGTTAATTCCCCTTTTTAATGTACTATTTAGTCAAAAGGGGAATTAAACTGGTTAACTTCCTAAAGGTAATTGTCCAGAAGGCGCGGCTGATATAGACGCTAAAATTGGATTAACAGTGACTACTGTTCGTGTAAAAAGCGTCATTAGTATTCCACTCATTTATATTCCTTTAGCAAAAACTACGGTTTCGTCATCTACAAAAACAGCATTCATTAGACATCTTGGGGGGAATTCAATCAGGGTACATTTCTTTGCAACACCAGAACGATATGTATTGAAAATGTTACTATGTATTGTTAGAAACTCTTCACTATTGTTAAACAGTATTAGGGCATCACCTTCAGAGAATTCCCCATGTTCTATGATTATGTGAACACAATTCACAACATTAACTAGTTTGTTGGCATGTTCTTTCTTTAGAATCATTATTTAACAGCTTCCAATCTGAAATTTTTACCTGGATGCTTTCCTATTGGTTGCAATATTTTAATGTCTTTAAATCCAATTACTTTACACAAATCAGTAAGTGATTGTGGTGTGTAACCCCAAAGATGTGGATATAACGCACCTTTTTCCCGTGTCTCAGCAGATTCTTCTTCTGCCGCAGCACCAAAAATACATGTCATCAAAGTTCTTTTTTCAACCTCATCTTTTGATTGAATATAATCTCTACACATTTCATCAAAATTCGGAGTTTCTAAAACAAGTTTACCGGAAGGTTTTAATGTTTTGTGCCATTTTTGCAGAATCTCTGGCGCACGATGTTGTGGCAAATGTTCAATTAAATGACTTGCAAGAATTTCGTCTGTAACATTTTCTGGTAAATCCATTTTTAAAACATCTACTTTAATGTCGGCATCTTTATTGTTTTTATCAACACTCAGATATCCTGGAATCTTGTCACCGCCAGAACCCATATTGAAACGGATTGGTTCTTTTTTATCCAATTTACTTTGAATGAAAGATTTGTAACTTGTGCCATCCGGCAATCTATCAATCCAACGACGGTCAATAAACTCTTTATCATCCAATGTTAGTGGACGAGTTGGTTTAATATTTGTATAATATTTTGTTAAATCAACGGAAGGATGTGCTGTATACATGCCTGTTGCTAAGTCCATATGTAGACATTGAACATCTGTATTTACAAGAAGCTTTGTTCCTCTCTTGTGTAGACGATGCACAAAGAAGTTATCTTCACCGATAAATGGAATTTCGTCGTTGATGTTATTACCAATACAACAGAAAGGAAGTTCTGGTTCTTCTTCTTTCATTTGCTTGAGCAAATCAATCGGAACTAACATAACATCCATACCAGTTTGCCACGCTTCAATGACTTGACCGGGATCAACATTAGGAATAGTAATCCAATCTTCTTCACGAACCATAATCATAGCATCGGAGCATTTAATATAATAAACTCCTGTAACAACTGCTCCAGGATTCTCTTCAGCAGTTTTCATAAGCTTTTTAAAGCCATCATAAGGAAGTACAGTATCTTCGCCAACAAACAAAAGATACTTAGCACCGCTCTCTAATGCTTGTTCAATAAGATAGTTTCGTGCAACGTCAACTTTTTCACCGCCAATGTTGCAGAAACCGTGAGAGAATCCCATCAAATCAATATGAAGACCCTCATAACCGTCAAAATTTTGTGCAGGTGTTTCTTTTAAGTCTCTTCGCGGCTGTGCAATTACAACATACGGTTTGATTGTTTTAGATTCACTATAAATCTCTTTCATTGTGTTAATGATTTTGTCTCGATTATACATAATTTCCTCACGTTAAAAAATTAATATTTGTTAAAAAATGGCGATAAAACTCGACCTGGCGATATATTTATGCCCGTTGAAATCTTCTGTCCTATGTTTCCAGAAAAAGGAGCAAAATGAATATCACCATTCTGTGCAAGAACGCCTCCATAATGTAGCTGAGTTCCAGTAGTAATTAGAGAATAAGTTGTTACAACGCCATCAGCAGACACTTTTTGTCCTACGATTGCACTAAAACGAATAAAATGAATATCACCATTAGGTGCAAGAACACCGCCAGAATAAGCCGCACCAGTAGTATAAACTAAAGAATATGTTGATACGACACCAGCAGAGGATATTTTTTGCCCTCTGTTGGCACGATAAGGAACAAAATGAATATCACCATTCTGTGCAAGAACGCCTCCAAAAAATGCAGCATTTGCCGTTGTATAAACTAATGAATAAGTTGAAACAACACCAGCAGAGGATATTTTTTGACCTCTCTCAGCAAATGAAGGAACAAAATGTATGTCACCATTGGGTGCAAGAACGCCACCTGCATAAGCAACGGTTCTAGTGTATACTAATGAATATGTTGATACAACGCCAGCAGCAGATATTTTTTGACCTCTCTCAGCATTAAAAGGCACAAAATGAACATCACCATTTGGTGCAAGAACACCACCCAGATAACCAGATGTGAGTGAATAAACTAAAGAATACGTTGATACAACACCCGATGCGGATATTTTTTGCCCTCTATTTGCATCATGAGGAATAAAATGGATGTCGCCATTTGGTGCAAGAACACCACCCCAGTATGCACCTTGACCATCAACACCAGCAGTAGTATAAACTAACGAATAAGTCGATACAACACCAGATGCAGATACTTTTTGACCCCTATTTGCGAAACCTGGAACAAAGTGAATATCACCATTAGGTGCAAGAACACCACCACGATAAGCTTGAGAAGTTGTATAAATTAACGAATAAGTTGATACTATACCGCCAACGCCACCATTATCAAATGGCGTACCTCTTATAACACCCTGTCTCAATTCCCTCTCTAGACCACGCCATGAAATTAAATTATTCGTGGTTGATGCATCATCTGAAGTAGGTATGGTTCCCGGAACAAGTTCTGCAGGAAAAGTTATTGTAACATTTTTAACGCCAGCTGGAAAATTAATTTTTCTACCATTATCTTGAGAATCCGAAATTTCATCTCTGGTTATGGTAAACTGCACGTTTGAATAAATGTCTGGTGAACTTACTTGAATGGTACCTATTCCAACTTCCCAACGCGATCCACTAGTAACGAAATAATGAACTTTGTTATTAGCATCAGAAGCATTTAAAGTTCTATACTTGGATGTAGAGGTAGGAAACAATAATAAATCATTGTTACCTGTTGTAGCGGTTCCCATTTGAACCAAATCTCTGACAATAAATGACATATGTTATAACTTATTTAAGAATGAACCGAGTGCTATTTCACTATCTAGGGGTTTAGATAATGTGTATATTTTTTGTGATACGCCGTTTTGTCCTACTGGAATAAAATGAATATTACCATCAAAATCTAAAACACCAAAAGAATATGGTCCTTGATTTGCGCCCATAGAAATTGGTGTAACTGGATATGTAGATGCAACGCCATTTAAAGATATTTTTTGACCAATTCCCACACCCAAATCATCACGAGCTGCCCAAAATGGAACAAAATGAATTTCACCATTTGGTGCAAGAACACCTCCAGCGTATGCATTGTTACGAGTGTATGCTAATGAATATGTCGAAACCACACCATCAATAGAGACTTTTTGTCCAACTCTTGCATCATAAGGAACAAAATGTATGTCTCCATTGGGTGCAATGACTCCACCAGCGTAGGCTTCAGTAGTAGTATATGCTAATGAATATGTAGACACAACACCTGATGCTGATATTTTTTGTCCAACAGGAGTAAGAAAAGGAACAAAGTGTACTTCACCATTTGGTGCAAGAACACCACCTTCATAATAAGCAAGGGTTCCAGTATTTACCAATGAGTATGTCGAAACTACACCAGTGGTAGATACTTTTTGGCCTATTCTTGAAGCCCAAGGCACGAAATGTATATCTCCATTTGGTGCAACAACACCACCAACAAACGCCTCACCTCTTTGATACACTAATGAATATGTTGACACAACACCAGAAGCAGATATCTTTTGTCCAACAGTTGCATCGTTAGGTACGAAATGTATATCGCCATTAGGCGCAAGAACACCGCCCCAATAACCTCCATAAGCTATAACAGAATAAGTAGAACTAATACCAGTTGGAGATAATTTTTGTCCAATATTTACATTATATGGTACAAAGTGGATGTCACCATTAACTGCAAGAACACCGCCACTGTATGCGTTTTCAAAAGTATATGTCAATGAATATGTTGATGGAATAGGATTCTTGAATGTCGTTCCAGCTGTAATGCTTTTCATCAAACTTCTTTGAAGTCCTTTCCACGCATTTAAACTCGAATCAATTGAAGAATCATCTGCCGTAGCAGCGGAACCTTGCACTAGTGTTGATGGCTGTGGAATATAAACACTTTTCGTGCCAGCAGAGAAATTTACTTTATTATCATTGTTACTTGATGCAAGTACAAAGTCTCTTTCCATTCGAGGTGTTGTTATTTTTTGTCCAACTGTTGCATCAAATGGAACGAATTGTATGTTATTATTTGCATCCAAAACACCACCAAAATAAGAAGTCGATGTGGTGTAAGCTAGTGAATATGTTGAAACAATGCCAGTGGTCGTTGAAATTTTTTGTCCAACGGGTGAACGATATGGAACAAAATGTATATCTCCATTGGGAGCAAGAACTCCGCCAGCGTGATATGCCAAAGTGTTGGTGTATATTAACGAATAAGTTGACACAACACCAGTTTTAGATATTTTCTGTCCAACCGAAGCATTTTCCGGAATGAAATAAACATCGCCATTGGATGCAAGAACACCACTTTGATATGCATCAGAAGTAGTATATACTAATGAATATGTTGATACGACACCCGAAGTTGTTGAAATTTTTTGACCAATTTCAGATTCATTGGGAACAAAATGTATATCTCCATTTAAATCTAAAACACCACCGGCGTATGCATCCGATCTGGTATATACCAATGAATATGTTGACACGACACCAGCCGAGGATATTTTTTGTCCAACGGGTGCATCTCTTGGTATAAAATGAATATCTCCATTTAAATCTAAAACACCACCATGATAAGCAAATGCTGTAGTGTATATCAACGAATATGTTGATACTACGCCTAACGAAGACACTTTTTGTCCAACCGGACTGCCGCTAGGAACAAAGTGAATATCTCCATTTGTTGCAAGAACACCACCAATATGTGCTCCATTATCAGTATTTTGTGTGTATATCAATGAGTATGTTGAAACTACACCAGAAGCAGATATCTTTTGTCCAACTTCGGCAAATGAAGGAACAAAATGTATGTCACCATTTTGTGCGAGTACACCACCGTAATATGCATTATTACTTGTATATAATAGAGAATATGTTGACGGAATCTGCGTTTTTACTGTACCAACACCTATCTCAAAATTTGATGCATCAGTAATTGCATAATAAGTTTGATTATTATTTCCAACATCTGAAAAATCAGTATATCCCGAAACAGTAGGTCCAAATAATATGGTACCAGTTCCAGTCGTATTCGATGTTACGTTCGCTCTATCTAAAGCAACAAAAGCCATATTTTTTCTTTAAAGTTTGTTTAAAAATGGACTGAGACATGCATTCATAGGTAATGGTGTACTAGGAAGTGTTGAAATCATTTGACCAACAGCATTTGTAGGTACAAAATGTATGTCACCATTAGGTCTGAGAATACCACCAAAATGAGAACCAGTGGCATTTGTATGTATCAATGGATATGTTGACACTACACCAGCAGCAGATATTTTTTGTCCTCGATTTCCCCACCAAGGAACAAAATGAATATCACCATTTGGCGCAAGAACACCACCAGCATGAGCAAGAGTTGCAGTATACACTAACGAATATGTTGAAACGGTACCATTAATAGATATTTTTTGTCCTACAACAGCATTGGCAGGAATAAAATGTATATCACCATTTGGTGCAACAACACCACTCCAATAAGAACCACCGGAATTCGTATATATCAATGAATATGTTGACACTACGCCAGCAGCAGATATTTTTTGTCCTCTGTTACCCTGTAACGGTACAAAATGTATATCGCCATTAGGCGCAAGAACACCACCACCATAAACGGCAGGACCGGTATAAACTAATGAATATGTTGACACAACGCCAGCAGCAGAGACTTTTTGTCCTCTTTCGGCACTATAAGGAATAAAGTGTACGTCTCCATTTGGTGCAAGAACACCACCACCATAAGAAGTGAGCGTTGTATATAGTAATGAATATGTGGATACAACACCGTTTATATTAATTTTTTGTCCTACTCTAGCACTATGAGGAATAAAATGTATATCACCATTTGGTGCAAGAACACCACCCAGATAAGCGTCGGAAGTATAAACTAATGAATATGTTGATACGACACCAGATGAAGAGATTTTTTGTCCTCTATTAGCCAGATAAGGAACAAAGTGAATGTCTCCGTTTGGTGCAAGAACACCACCACGATAAGAATTAGTAAGCGTATAACCCAAAGAATATGTCGATACAATTCCACCAACTCCACGATTATTAAATACATTACCGCCCAGAACGCCTTGTTCTAACAAACCACGAAATGCTCTCCAACCAGATAAATCCGGTCCAATTTCATTGTTATCCCCCGATGGAACACCACCAACGGCAACAGCATTTGGATAAACAACGTAAGGACCTTCGTATATGCTCGGAGTAAAATCAAAATCAACGGGATTATTATTATTTGATGAAGAATATACTGTGTCTCTAGTTATTGTATTGTAAGATAATTTTTGTATTTGATTGGCATTACGTGGAACAAAGTAAATATTTTTTGAAAACACCTCAATTACACCACCCTCATATGCTCCGGTAGTTGTGTAAGGTAAAGCATATGTTGTTACCATGCCACTGAAGGTTGAATCAAAAGTTGATTGTTGAAATATTTTCTGACCGACTCTTGCATTATGTGGAACAAAATGAATACTGGGACCACTGTCTTCAGAACCATCAGGCAAAATTTGTGGACGACCTAGGTCGTCTAAAACACCACCAGAATATGCACCCGTTGTTGTATATGCAAGTGAATATGTCGTTACAATATTTTCAACTACTCCGTCTTGATTATAAGTACCCCTATTCGCATTGTATGGAACATAATGAGCATTACCTAAATAATCTAAAACAGCGCCTCGATAAGCACCAGCAGCGGTATAGGGTAATGTATATGTTGTAATTACTGGAGGCGCTGATGTTGTTGTTTCGGGATCAGTATTAGCCTCTACTTTCATTCCTCGGTTTGCATTATAATTAACAAAGTTTGCAGCAAATGGACCTTGAAATCCACCCCAATATGCACCAGCTGTTGTATAGGGTAATGAATAAGTTGAAACTAAACCATAATCTGTTCCTTGGCCAACTCGTTGTCCCCTATTAGCATTGTGTGGAACAAAATGAATATGATCTTGTTGAAATGGATCCAGAACGCCGCCGGCATACGCTCCAGCCGTTGTATATACTAATGAATAGGTTGATACAGTACCATTGAAATCTACTTTTTGTCCAACTCTTGCATTGTGGGGAACAAAATAAACATGACCATCATCACCAAGAACACCACCAACATAAGCACCAGCAGTGGTGTAAATTAATGAATAGGTTGACACTACACCAGCGTCGGATATCTTTTGTCCAACAGTCGCATTGTATGGAACAAAATGAATGTAACCATCATTTCCAAGAACACCATCCGAATACGCATCACTGATTGTATATGAAGCCCTTTGAGTGTAAACTCTAAAATCAGAAATATACAGTCTACCTTTTCCAACTTCCCAATCAGTTCCCGTACTCATAGAATAATATATACTATTTCCGGATGCAACATTGCTAAGACCAAAGCCTGTTCCTGCACCATCAATTCTCCAGTACGCTTGACCAGAGCTTAGTCCTGTTGGAAGACCAACAGGACCTGTTAATTGAAAATAAGTATTTTGAGTGGCGTATTGGTCAGTAATACCATAAACTCTATTTCTAAAAATAACTGCCATTATATAGCATTCCCCATAATCACACAACTATTAGAAGTTGTAAACAAAATTGTTGCAATGCCTCTTGGTGAAAGAGATACACTAGAAACATCAGTATCAAATGCTGCAATGTAAGCTACAGCTATATCACATGTTATTGTTTTGCTAGTGCTTGTATTATTATAAAGTGTTACAACATCATTTTCTGAAAATGTGTTGTTTGGTATCGTGATTGTACCAGCAACTTTAATATATTTTCCAACATCAGAAACTTGTAAAGTATAAAATGTTTTATCTCCAGCCGATGGTATGTTTCTAAAACCAACAGTGAAATTTTCACCCGGAATCGTAACAGTAACGTTACTTGTAAGTGTGTCTGGTACAAGTGTTGCAGAATATGAACTAGTTCCACCATTTCTGCCTTTTAGAATAATAGCATCTTGTAAAATATCATTTTCTACTTTTATACCGACAGATGATCTAACGATAACATTACCAGTAACAATACCACCATTGTTTGCATCTAAGGAGTTATTGGCACGAATAAATGCAGCATTTGCACTATTGAATGCTGCATTGGCTTGAATGAATCCAGAATTAGCATGATCAAATGCAGCGTTTGCTTGTATGAATCCTGAATTCGCATGATTGAATGCAGCATTAGTACGTGCAAAAGAAGTGTTAGCTTGAATAAATCCTGAATTAGCGTGGTCAAATGCTGCATTGGTTTGAATAAATCCACTGTTTGCTGTAATAAAAGCAGCATTTGTTTGAGTGTAAGCTGTGTTGGTTTGCGTGAATCCAAAATTAGCATGTACAAACGCTGAGTTGGCTTGAATGAAACCAGAATTAGCATGGTCAAACGCAGCATTAGTTTGAATAAAACCAGAATTGGCATGTATAAATGCTGCATTTACAGAATCATATGCAGAATTGGTTTTTATAAAACCAGAGTTTGCATGAATAAATCCAGCATTTGCGTGATCATATGCGGGTTGCACCTTTTGTATTAGCGGTAGAAGATTTGCACCCTTCTGATAAATCTCGTTTGCGTAAATACTAACTGTCGATAAATTTCTTCCAACAGTTAAATCTAGTTGAATATTTACATTACTCTCACTAAATCTGGTATTACCAATGTTTGCAGTATTTGCTTGCAGAGTATTAATATTCGCAAGTGTACGAACGTTTAATGATGCACCTTCACCTTGAATGAAGATTGAAGAGTTGGCAATAAGACCGCCACTAGCATTACTTGTAAGACTGTTGGCAACTTCAATTAATGAAGAAGTTGCTTGCAACCAGTCTGTAAATGTATTCGAAGTTGATAGTTGATTTATTGCCATTTTTGTTTTCTAAAAATAATTACTCTAATTCTATTATTGTTCCAGATAAAACACAACTGTCAATGTCTGTAAACATGATTGTTACGATACCTCTTGGACCAATTTTAACACGAGATACATCTGTATTTATTCCCGCAATATATGACGTTGTTATAGCTCCACAATTAATATTAACGTTTCCTCTACCGTTATTTACAATCGTGATCACATCACCATCAGTAAATGTTGCTGCTGGAATGTTTATTGTTGCAAATGTTGAAGATTTAACTTGTTTACCTAAATCATCTCTACCAAGCGTGTGTTCGGTTGATAATGTTATTTTTTGACCACGAAAACCATCGTCTGGAGCAAGATGAACTTCACCATTTGGTGCAAGAACACCACCACTATAATCAAGAGGTGTGGCAACTGCATAAGTGGATATTATTCCAGAAGATGATATTTTTAATATTCTATTAGCATCACCAGGAAGAAAATGAATGTCACCATTCGGTGCAAGAACACCACCATTATAAGCACTTTGTTCCAGCACGTTAAATAAAATTGAATAAGTGGATACTACACCAGAAGCAGAAACTTTTTGTCCTCTATTTGCGTTATATGGAGCAAAATGTATGTCACCATTTGAATCAAGAACACCACCATAATATGCGCTCGAAGTAGTATATGCTAGTGAATATGTTGACACAACACCCGATGCGGATATTTTTTGCCCTCTATTTGCATCTTGAGGAATAAAATGGATGTCGCCATTTGGTGCAAGAACACCACCCCAGTATGCAAAACTCGTTGTGTATACCAACGAATAAGTGGATACTACACCAGCCGATGATATTTTTTGTCCTCTGTTTGCGCTACGGGGAACAAAATGAATATCACCATTAGGTGCAAGAACGCCACCAGCATATGCACGACTCGTTGTGTATACCAACGAATAAGTGGATACTACACCAGCCGATGATACTTTTTGTCCTCTATTGGCAAGAAAAGGAACAAAATGTATATCACCATTCTGTGCAAGAACACCACCAGAATATGACCCACCAGTTGTATATACTAACGAATATGTTGATACCACACCGGCTGTAGATACTTTTTGTCCAACTGGCGCATTAAACGCAACAAAATGAACATCACCATTTGGATCAAGAACACCACCAGAATAAACTGCTGGAGTTGTACTAGTGTATACTAGTGCATATGTTGAAACTATATCAGAGTAAACGAATGCATTTGCTTTTGGTATATTTCTGAAACCTACTGTAAAGGATTCATTTGGAATAGTTACAGTCACATTTGCAGTCAATGTGTTTGGTGTTAGATTTGCGGTATTTGCTCCTGTTCCACCAATAGGATTTTTGATTATGATAGAATCTTGTCCAGCAGCAACTTCAGTTTTTATACCTTCAGTCGATCTTATTGTAAGATTAGCGAAATCATATGAATATGTCTTTGATAAGTCTAATTTTAATCCAAAACTACTGGAATATGGAACTGGAATTAGTTCTTTATTTGTATTTAAAACTCCGCCAAAAAATCCACTGGCAGCGATAGATGGTAATGCATACGTTAAAACAATACCGTCAGATGTTATTTTTTGTCCTCTGTTAGCATTAAAAGGCACAAAATGTATATCTCCATTTGGTGCAAGAACACCATCAACATAAGCATTAGTTACCGTATACAGCAATGAATAAGTAGATACCACACCAGCAGATGATACTTTTTGTCCTACTCTAGCACTAAGAGGAATAAAATGAATATCACCATTGGGTGCAAGAACACCACCTGCATAAGCGCCTAAAACAGTGGTATATACCAAAGAATAAGTTGTGACAACGCCGCTAGATGATATTTTTTGTCCTACTATTGCTCTATTAGGAACAAAGTGAATGTCACCATTTTGTGCAAGAACACCACCTTGATAAGCGGAAGAAGTTGTATATACTAATGAATAAGTTGAAACTACACCAGCGGAAGAGATTTTTTGTCCAACTCTTGCAAAATTAGGAACAAAGTAAATTTCTTCATTAGTTGCTAGAACACCACCTGCATAAGCACTTGTGGTAGTATATGCTAATGAGTAAGTCGATACAACACCAGCAGAAGATATTTTTTGTCCAACTCTTGAACTATTGGGAACAAAGTGAATGTCTCCATTAGTTGCTAGAACACCACCATTATGAATACCAGAAGCCGCAGATGTTGTATAAGCTAACGAATATGTTGATACTACACCAGCAGCAGATATCTTTTGTCCTATATCAGCTTGAAGAGGTACAAAATGCACATCACCATTAGGTGCAAGAACACCACCGCCATAAGACTGGCCAAAAAATCGAGTATAGACCAATGAATAAGTTGAAAATGCAGGTGTAGCAGTTACCAATCCGCCATTGTTTGCATCTAATGAATTATTAGCACGAATGAATGCTGAATTCGATTGTGTTAATACAACATTTGCGTATGCAAATTGAGAATTGGCAGCAGCAAATGATAAATTGGCTTGAGGAAACGTTACATTTGCTTGAACAAATGCAGCATTACTCAAAGCAAATGCAGCATTCGATTGTATAAACTGTGAATTTGTATAATCAAATGCCGTATTAACTTTAATAAAACTAGAATTGGCATGATTAAATGAAGAATTTACATGATTATATGCAGCATTGGATTGTATAAATTGGCTATTTGCGTGATTATAAACTGCATTAGATTGTATGAATGCAGAATTGGAACGAACAAATGCGGAGTTAGATTTTACAAATTCTGCGTTTGCATGATTAAAGGATGAATTTGTATGATTATATGCAGAATTTGATTGAACGAAAGTAGAGTTTGCATGTATAAATTGTGCATTTGCCTGATCATATACACTTATTGCTTCATCTAAATTGTTAAAAACAAAAATCGTATCAGCGTAAAGAGTATTGGCTGTTAGTTTTCTTCCAACGGTTAAATCTAATTCAACCGATGCATTGCTTTTTCCAAAATAAGAATTAGCAATATTGCCCGTGTTTGCCCTCAGTGTATTAATGTTCGCATGTGTTCGAACATTAATTGAAGATTGATTACCTTCAATTGAGATTGAAGAGTTTGCTAAAAATCCACCGTAAGTATTGTTGGTAAGATTATTAGCAACAGCAATTAATCCGGAAGTTGTTGACAACCACTCTTCAAAAGTGTTTGCGGATGTAAGTTGGTCTATTTTCACTTTATGACTTTGCTACAAGTTGACGCAGAAGATTTTTTATTTCAGATACATCCTCTTCTAATTTATTTACTTTATTTTCCATTTCTTCTTTTTTTCGCATCTCTTTTAAACGCAATTCTCGTTCGGCGTAATAAGTTTTAAGCTCCTCAACGTTAACGTTGAGGAGCGCATTACTTTCCGTATCACGATAAAAGTTTTTATTATCTTTAATTTGAACGTACATATTATGTAGTAGATGCAGGTAAAGCAACAACACGCAACTGTGAAATTTTAGGAACATTAACAGTGCTTGTTCCATACATAACCACTTTGATTGCAAATAATGAGAAATCTGTGTATGGATCAATGCTTCCGTTAGCAGACAAATACGAAACCTTATTATCAAATTCGCCTGTACCATAGGTACCTGGAGCGTAGATAGCTTCAAAGAAATCGTTTTTAGCCGTAGAAGTCACGTTTAAAGTGTCTGAAAATTCAGTCATCAATTGATAGTTATTGTCATCAAAGCTTGCACTATCTGAATCTGATAGTAGTTTGTAATACACTAAAATTCCAGAACCTGGTGGACGATAGACATCCATGTAAACACGCAAATCACCCGCTTCAAAACCAGAAGCAAGTTTCACACGCTTGGTAATATAACGAATGTTTGAATTACCACCAGAAGATTTATCTTCACCATTATAAACAGCCGTTGCACCAGAACCACCTCCACCAGTAATTTGTAATATAGGAGAAGTCAAATATCCAGTTCCAGCATTTGTTAATTCAATTCGAGTAATTTTATCTCCATCAGTTACTGCTCTTGCAGCACCACCCGCACCTTGACCAACGGCACCATCTGGATAACTAAAGATAACACTGCCATTCGTTGTGTATCCAGAGCCTTGATTTACAATAATGAATCCTGTGTTTTGCAATTCCATATTGTTAATCTTATTTTCAATAGTCAACAAATTCAAACGAGAGATATCAATCATAGGAGAAATATCTGAATTTGTTGTTGAAAGTGTTGCTCTTAATTGGAATGATGTGTTTCCAATAGTTTTACTCAGAATTCTTCTGCCATATCCATCAACACAATCATAATCCAAATTAGGAATAATTGGTAAAAATGGTTGAGAATCTCCAGACTCTGGTTGAGCAATAAAGTCATAAGAAATATTTGTATTCAATACAGTTGCATCAGTAGACATAAAATTCAATGTATCGAATACTGTATTAGAAGAATATCCAGAAAGGTCAGCTTCAAAGAATGCTTGTCCAGAATTTTGTGAGAATACTCTTTTTTGAATACTGAACATGATATCCAATTCTTGGTCTGCGGTCCATGTAGAACCATTTTGAGATAAGAATAGTGAACCCGTATATGGTTGTTCAGAGATTTTTACGCTGGTACGGATGTCTGTACCACCAATCTGTGCAACATAACATTCATAACCATTACTATTTGAAACCAGAACAAACGAATGCTCTCCAGGTAACAAGAGAACGGGTACATCAAATTTAAATTCTGTATATTTGTTTGCATCACCCAAATCTGGAATATCTGTTATATTAACTTCGTCTGGAGTTAATGTTTTTTCAGCATATGGGTAAATCACAGCAGATGATGGGTAACCATTATTAACTGGTCGAATCTGACATGTAACAGGTTCACTCACATCTTTTGTTTTGAAACAAACACGCACAGAATCAATCACAATACCTTGTGGATATTGATTTGGATTAATTAAAAATGTCTGTGCAAGTGGGTCATAATAACCAATGACAACGTTATTTTTTGTTGTTGTATTAGTTACTGATTTTACCGAAGTTACCGTATCTGTAGTTTGTTCCGTAACAGAAGTTTGTGTTGATGTTGGTACAAAAACTGTAACAATTTGTTCTTGTTTAGTATCAACTTGACCCTGTGAATAGAACTTAGCATTGCCGTTGGTTCTTGAATTTTCGATATTGTTAAACTCGTCATCAATCAAACGAAGAACTTTTTCACCTGTTCTGTAAACATCAGCAGGCATAAAGAACACTGCCGCACATGCACCTTCTTTAGTTGTTTCTAGTGTTCCAATAGTATAAACAGAAGTTGAATCTGGATTTGTTTTCCAAGTTCCATCAATATCTGCAACACCAGTGCCAAAGGTATAATTGCTAATTGTTGCAGATTGTCCTTTACCTTTTCCAGCAATAATACGAATTGTCTTGCCGACATAATCTGTTGCATTTGATGCACCACCCACACTGTGTGCAAGTGAAATTGTTGTTGCGCCACCAGCACGTGCGATACCTGATTGATGAATCCAATTTGTGGTTCTATAAACTTGACCAGTAACATCACCTTTAATCCAAATGCCATCTGGTGTACACTGTATCCATGAACCGAATGTTGGTTCTGGAGTGATGCTCACAATAAATGCATTTTTGCTAGAAGTTAAAACAACTTTACCAGTACCAATCTGTATATCAGTATCTTTTAAACCACTTGTATCGGATACTTTATAAAAAGTTACAGTTTCAGCATCAGCAATTGTTGTTTTATATTTTAATTTATTTTGAGTCATTTCAAAACGATTTATTTTTGCAATATTATCGTTTACGTTTACGTTATCAAAGAATGCATTTAGTGTTGTAAATGGTTTAAACTTTGTACCAAGAATTAAAATATTCTTTTCTCTCATGTATTGTACAACACTAACATCAACTAAACGGTCTCCAAAAGATTCTGTTAATTGTTTTGGTGTAATTGTTGTAACTAGATTGGTACGAGTTTTTTCTAAAGTTTGTGTTTCTAGATAGTTTGTAGTTGTGATATAATCAACATCACCTTTAATCGCAGCTCCTGTTCCACCCGCAACAGATGACGCTTTTCCCGTTTTTTCAAACTGGGCACTAGCCTCTGCTGCATATTTACCAGATGCGCTTGTAACATCAATTTTAGTTGATTTATCTAATACTTGTTTTGAAACACCAATAACCTCTGTATTCCAATAACCATACGATTTAAACTCCATTGCTGACCATGCATCTGCTGCTTCTTGGCCACCAGAAAGATCAATGTTTTGAGATTCTAAACGAGTTTCTGAGCGCCAAACATCAGATGGTGGATCAAGCTTAACTGTTCCAATATAATTAACAATGTTGAACGGATTAATGTTCATCGTCTTCGATGCTCTATTTTGCGAAACAAACGTAGTGTTTGAAGAAGACAACAGCAACAATGGACCATTAATTTCAATATTTTGATTTGAAATAGAATTGTTTGAGAATATTGTTGTAGAATTTAAATTGAATGAACCTCTACACAAACGAGATACAATATCGATTGCAGCATCAAAATCTGGCTGTGTGATTGCAGCGGCAGCTTTGTCAACAAATGAATCAACAAATACTCCATTTTTTGGTCTTGATAAACCAACAGAATCACGAACCGTTCTATCATTCTTATTAATTGTGGCTAATTCGGCAATTGATAGTGATGTATACAATTCAAGATTCGAAATTCTTTTGTCCAATCTCGCAATATCTCTCATTGTATAGCGTCTATGATTGAATGTCTGAATTGTAGCCGAATTTGTAAATGTTGTGTATGGTGGATATGACAAAACATACAATGTCATAGAATCGGTTGGTTCTATAGGAACCACAGGATTAATCGCAGGTATACCCTGTAATACCTGAAACTCTCTGCTCTTATTTAAGACAACCCTATCAATTCTTGGTAAGTAATATTCATAATCAGTAATAATATCTAATCCTGGCTCGGCAATCTGTGGACCAAGAACGGCTTCATCAACATTCAATACAAAGTTATTTGCTCTATATGTTGAAGTAGCATCAGCACGAACTGGTCTAAAATCTAGATAATCTTTTAAAGGTATTTTCGCTCCATCTTGTGTAGTGAAAATAGGAACCAATCCATAATCAAGACCTTGTCCACCCTTCTCTTGTGATCCCAATCTTGTGTATGAATCAATATCAAAATATCCTGAGCCGTTTGATGTGAATCTGTTATAACGAACAACAAGAGGTCCAATTGGAGCATTTTGACCAGGTTTTAAAGTAATTGATGCCCATTCATAATAAGAATCTTTTTGGCCAGTATTCAATACATAACGGCTTGTTACATTAGATGCCTCTGTCAGAGAATTGTAAACGGATGTTGAAACGTTTGAGCCATTTAAATCAAAAATAGCATTAATAGAATGAACATCTGTTACATACAAATATTGTGGTGCACCAGGTTTTCTTTCAACAATATTTTGATTAATGATTGTTTGTCCATCATATGGTGCAATATTTGCATTGGTATTACCTGAAGCATTAGTACCAAAAACGCTAATATAAGTTCCTAAACCAAGACCCCAAGAAGGGTCGACAAGTTTTGTGTTTGCAGGAATAAATGTTTTTGTTTTTGATGTTGGATTTGATGCATTTACAACAGCATAAATGTTTGCCGTCATATTTTCTCCACCATCAACACTAATAGTACGTGATGCTGTATCAACGCTAAATTGTTGCGCCGGAACAGTTTTTCCTTTAACATGAATACCAGTTCCCTGATTTGTTACAACGATTTGATAATATTCTTGTTTGGATGAAGATGTGGCAGCACTCTGTAAAGTTTCTCCTGTTCCTAAAGATAGAGACTGAGACACGCCAGATGTAAATGTTACAGTTTGATAAAGTCTTCTATAAGAATATGAAAAATCACGAATCGTATTATCGGCAATATTATTTTCACCAATCTTAATTAGTAATGGTTCACGTTTAGATTCATTAATTATAGTAGGTTGAAATAATTTCGATTGTGTAATTGAAGTTGCACTAGAACCATAGCTTCTATCTTTTGAGAGTGGAGAAACGTTTGCAGATGCGATTCTTAAACCAGAGGCACTACGAGTAACCAAAGATTCAACATCAACAAATTTTGGGTCAATAACAAATCTAAAATTACCTGCTGCCGCAGCGGTAGCAGCATCACTACTAAATGGTGGAGAAACTGTAGCAGTTAAAGTTGAACCAACATAATCTGTAATAATTCTTGCAGTATTATCACTAGGCGTATTGAATGGTGCACCACCAACTATTCTAATTGATAGTCCCTTATAAACATCATTATTAGCTGCATATCCACTCGGTAATACAATTGTAGTAGCAGAACCACTAGTAGCATTTACACCATATCCACCATTTGCACCAATCGAACGTGTGTTGATATCAGTTAAGAACACTTTATAAATGTAGTTATTACTCTCTAAAGTATTAGCTGAAACCGAATAGAAAGAAACTAGTTTGACTTTTGTATTTCCAATTACGGTATTGGAATATATTGCAGTATTTCCTGCGTTCAAATAAGCATTGGCTTGTCCAGTATTCAATAGAGATAGTTCAACATTACTATATTGATTTGTTGCAAAATTACCAAACAAACTATTCGCAAAAATATAATAGCCATAATCAACTTCAATTCTACGATTCGAAACAGATTCTGTTGTTCTTGGTTTTGGAACCGTTATAATTGTCGGCGCATCTCTTCTAAATTCATAACCTTTAATGTAGGCTTTACCAGAACCCAAAGAAATATTGGAATAGGCTGAATTTGCGGCGCTGTCATTTAGTTCTATTGCAAAATTTTTAATAACGTAATCACCAGACTCATCTTCTGTTCTACGGGCAAGTTCATCACCAATTGCCGCATAAATTGGAGTTTGAGCAACTTTTAAAGGAACACCATCTTGAACAGTTCCTAATTCAATAAACTGTTTTAAATCTGTGCTATCAACGCTTCTTGTATCCAAAACCATTTCAATTTTGTAACGGTCTGCACCCGGAGCTTGAAAATTTGAAGAGCCCTGTGCTGGGTCTAAAAGTGTTGTATCTTCAGAGTAATCAATTAAATCCTCATTTACGTTAAAACCAACAATAGCACTTCCTTGTAGACTATATTTGTTTATGGCTACAGTTTGTGGTTGAGTCTTAACAAAAAAGCCATCATAATAGAAGACACCTTCGTTGACAGAAAATGATTGGCAGTTGCCAGTTACATTTGAAGAAGCTGTATTTGCATAATAGACTATTGATGATACATCATTGTTTGAAGTATAGAATGATTCGTCTGAAGTAAATGGGTCACCATACATTTGATTAATAATAAATGTTATTGGCTGATTGTCTGAAACAGACGCAGGATACGACTTTAAAACGTATGCACGTTTTGTGTTTGCGGTGTTAATAATTATTTGTTTATCAAAATTCAGATAAGAAATATCTTGACCAGAATATGTTGAAGATATATTCAAATAAGTTGTATTCTGAATAGTAATCTGACCACCAGTAACAATAGAACCGGTTTTGAAAATATGGTCACCAAATTTTTTAATTTGATCTTGTAGGTTAGTCTGTAACTGCGTTAATTCACGTGCCTGTACAGCATTTCCTGGTTTAAACAAAACCCTATAATAATTTTTGTCGTCGTCAAAATCGTCGTAGTACGGGTCTTGATTGAAATTAGTAATTAGTGCCATTTATTAACCTTTAAAATCTTACAATAAGTTTTATATTTTCCGCTTGACCTTCTGATCTTTGCGTTTTGAATGCATTCTCAGTGTATATAACATCACCAGAATATGGTTGAAATTCTGGATTTTGTACTGAAATAACCAAACGATCTGCTATACCAGAACTCGTTCCACGCAAAGGAAAACCAGTTTTAAAAATTCCTCTTACATTAGTCAGTCTTACTTGTGTTGCGGTTTGATCCAAAACAAACCCATATGCAGTGGTTGAAGATGCTGATGTGTCATTAGCAAAACCTTGATAAACAAATTCACCAATAGTATAATTTGAACCCGTTGTCATAATCAAAGATGTTGCTTGTGATATTACAGCATTAGCCGATGTTGCTGAAACTGCTTGAGAATTTCCATATTTATGTGGATTAACTAGAACACCATACTGCCTAAATGATGTATTTGCTGGAATTTTTCCATTTTCAGTTGAATCAATTTCACCCATTCTGGAAACAATCATCACACTATTTGCACCCAATTCTTTTGCTGGATTTCTTGCATGACCATACTTCATATCACGAATAACACGTAACGTTGCTCCTGAACCTGTTCCATATACAAATGCATTAGCTCTCGAATATCCAGTTCCAATAGTAGTAACTGTAACCTTTGTCAAATATCCAGCCGAATTGATTGTTGACCTAGCAACCGCACCAATACCATCACCATCAATATAAATTCTTGTGGTTAGTGCAATTTGATTTGCTGTTGTGTTACCACCACCCGAACCACTGGTTGCGAATGATAAAGCTATATTGTTATTTGGTACGTCAATATTTCTGATATATGTTCCTGGAACTATACCAACACCAGAAACTGACATATTAGCTGCAACATTTGTAGTGTTTGCTAGTGTTAATACTGTACAACCGGAAGAGAAAGTAGGAATAACTGAAACATTATTTTCATAAAAACCTAATCCACTACTTGTAACAACTATTGTTGTAAGTTCTCCATCGATAACACCTGTACTACTAACACCATAATCTAATTGATTTGTGCCGATTGGCACTGGAATCCACTCATTCGTCAAGAATTTATTGGATGGTCTGACATTGAACATATATTTCCAAATGAAACCATCGGATGTTGATATGTTGCCGTTTGATGAAATATAGTCACCCGTTGGTTCCACAACAGAATTTGCCGATGCATTATTTGATAAACACTTATAAACATTACGTTCAGAAGTGTAAACATACATTGGTTTTACATTTAAAGAAATGTCACCAGTTATCAAATCTTCCAAATCAATCAAATCATCATATTGTTTATATTTTGTGTTAGCTGTCCAACTGACCAAAGGTATGACAAGTTCTACGTCATTTCCTGTGATTTTTTTAGCCCCAATCATATTCTCCCAAACCAACTTCTCTTCTTCGATACTATCAATAGCTGGTGAGGGAAAATTTTCATCTGTGTATGCAAGAGGTCTTCCAATGTAAACATAACCAACTTCAGGAGATGGTTCATAAAACGACTCTCTAAATTGAATCGATGCTATGTAAGGTAGTTTTTTAGATGTTACTGATGACATGATTATTATCTATTATGGTATTGGAGTGTTACTATTTAACGCAAAGACAACAGCTACAAGACGGTCAATTGCTGTCTGAACAGTTACGGGTGCGGGATTTGCCCATAGTTGAGTATTTGCTGCGCTATAATCATCCGCCGTATTTGCAGCATCAAACGCAGAATTGGCATGAATAAATCCAGAATTGGCATGGTCAAATGATGCATTGGCTTGTATAAATCCAGAATTGGCATGGTCGAATGATGCATTGGCTTGTATAAATCCACTGTTTGCTGTAATAAAAGCGGCATTTGCTTGTTCATACACAGCGACAACGTTTGTGTTTGTATTGGCTACGTCAAAAGCTGCGTTTGCGTGTGCGAATGCTGCTGAAATATTATTATTTTGTGTTATGTTGGTTGTGCTTGCAGCATTCGCAACATCAAAAGCAGAATTTGCATGTATAAATGCTGAGTTTGCATAAGAACCCGAAGAGTTTGCTGTATATGATGGTGTGTTTGCAGCAATCGAAACACCATTTGCAAAATCAAAAGATGAATTGGCATGTATGAAAACCGCACTTATACTGTTATTTTGTGTTAAATTAATTCCACTTTCTACGTTTGCTGCATTGAATGCTCCGTTAGCATAGATTGCAGCAGAATTTGCCACATGTGATGGAGTATTTGCAGCAATGAAAGCACCATTGGCGTAGATTGCAGCAGAATTTGCCACATGTGATGGAGTATTTGCAGCAAGAAATGCTGAATTAGCGTGTGCAAATGCTGCAACAATATTATTGTTTTGTGTTGCATCAGTTGCAGACGCTGCGTTAGCAGCAGCGAATGCTCCATTAGCATATATGGCAGCAGAGTTTGCTACATGTGATGGTGTGTTGGCTGCAATTGCAGCACCATTGGCAAAATTAAATGCCGAATTGGCTTGAATGAAACCAGAATTTGCGTGATTAAAAGCAGAATTTACGTGCCTGTATGCAGAATTGGCTTGAATGAAACCAGAATTTGCATGATTGAACGCCAAGTTTGCTTGACCTTGTGTTGTGTCTAACAAAGTATCTAATGTAAAAGCGGACATCTTTTTAGAAACAGGAATACCAGATTCGGTATCCGTCACTAGAAAAAATGTATTTTTCGTATTAGACGATGGTGATGTTAATTCAGTTAATTCTGATAACTTAATTTTTGACATTTTTAATTCCTAAATTTACTTTGTATTTATTCTATTATTAATTCTTTTTCGAATTCTGTTTGAATAATAGCTTCAGATTCGGTAGTTACTAGAATTGTAGAAATTGTGGAAATTACGACAGCGGTTTCTAAATTTGCAGTTTGATACCACGAAACGGGATTAAATTTAATTACCGCTCCACTTCCTGCACTATTTGGCGTAGAATCTGGAGTATAATAATATTCACCAACACCTTTAATCACACTGCTGCTATTTGTAGTTAATTTTCTTATTGCACCATTTCCAGAATATACTTCAACAAGAACATTTGCTGCGGTGTTTTGTTCAACAAATCCAACAGATATTACTGCATTGGTTTGTGCATTTGCGACAGCGACTAATGAGAATGTTGCGTTCGTATAAGTGTTGCTATTAGCAATTACACCAACAACCGCTGTTTGTCCAACATTTACGGATGTTGTGACAACAAGATTGGCTACGTTTGTTGTATTTGCATTAAAACCTATTGAAAAACTTGCTGCCGTGGTTGGTGTTTGCAGTGTTGCAGTAGCAGGGTCTAAAATACCAACTACAATAACATCAGCGCCATTTGCATACAATCCAACATCATTCATACGTGTGCGAACAATTGCACCGGTTGAATTTACTGTTACAACGCAATTAGCAACAATATTTGCGGTCGCTTGGGTTGTTGAAAACACTACATTACCGTTTACGTATCCAGAACCACCAATCAATGGCAATACTTGTGTAATAGAAACCGGAGTTATATTTGGTCTAACAAACGTTGGTGGACGACGATATAATCCAACATCAGTAATCACAATCGATTGCATGTTGATTACGCCATTTGATGGATACACTTCATATGTTGCATTCGCATCTCTAACTGGGTCACCACCAGTAAATATTAAATAACCATTAGCCAAACTACGACCAACATAAACATTGGTTGCTGTGTTTGAACTAATATCAATAACAGAATTTGGTGAAGTGTTTAGAGTTGCAGATGGTGTGGACGTATATAAACCCGGGTCAACAATAACAATTTTACGAATTTGACCATCTAATGGCAACATTGTTAATGTGAAAATTGCATTACCAACATTTGCTGTTGCTGTTGGCGTTCCAACATATAAACCTCTATTCAAAACGGTTACATTTTCAATTGCTCCAGTTGTATTAACATAAATTCTTGCGTTTGCACTTATATTGTCTTTTCCCGTTCCAGTAAAAAGAATATAACCATTAACTGAATGTGCATTCGTATTTGCAACAATCGAAACAACTTGTGCAGATTGTGGTGGGAAAGTTTCAACGGAAACTGTTGCCGCACGTGTTGGATTTCCACCAGAGAATGTAAGAACACCATTTGAATGTCCATTACCTTTGCTTGTTACTGTAATTTCTGAGATAACAACATTTGGATTCGTATTTGGTGTTACTGAAGTTGGTTCAATTTGATATAATCCAGAATCATGAACAATGACTGTGTTGATGACTGTATTTGGATGAACTATCAATTGAACATTAGCATCTCTTAGTGGGCTACCACCGGCAAATGACAACCAACCATTTGAATAACCTTGACCACGATTTGTAATTGTTATACCGTTTGCATATAATACACGATGTGGATTCGTATCAGGTAATGCTATAGGTTTGTTTGCGTACAAACCACCGGAAATTAATGTTAGTGTTCTAATAGAGCCATTTGATGCATATACTTCTACGTTCGCAACAGCAGCTATGGCTTCATCTGTGCCAGAGAATTTTACTGTGCCATTTTCATATCCAGAACCCGAATTGGTTATCGTCAAACTTGTTACTTGACCACCGCCGTTTGCGAATACTAAGTATCCATTTGAGTAACCCGAACCAGAATTAGCAATCGTTAGATTTGAAATATTTGAAGTTGTAATGATTTTCGTATTGCTAACAATTGTGTTTATCTTTCTAACTTCACCATTTACAGCAATTAATGAATTTAGTGTTATTATTCCTAACGTATTAGCAATATTAAATTTAGTATTGTCTCCTACAACAACTGCGCCTCCGTTACCAACATTAGCTCTACCAGAAATAGTTGTTTCTTTTACATCCTGAACCAGAACATCAGTCAGTTCAATAACGTTTTGTTTATTATAGAAGGCATAATTAACCAATCCGACTGGGTGTAAAAGTTGCTTTAGTATTGCTTTATATTTACTAAATTCTATCTGTGAAGAAAGAACATAAGAATAGTCTACGTAATAATCTTCGCCTTGTATTTTTCTTTCAAAAGAAGAAAGAATAGAATCGCTGGTTGTCCAACGACCAGAAGTTGATATTAGAGATTGTTCAATTTCGGCTCGAATTACTGCTGTTCCATCACCACCCAAAACAGATACTGATGGAATGTATTCATATCCTGAACCAGGGTCAATAACATTAACCGAAGTAATTTGTCCATTAGCACCAAAACCTTGTGCGGATATTTGTTCATTATCACCAGTTAAAGAGTCGATTTGAACAATCGCATTTGAACCTGTCGTGGAGCTTACGGTTATTGATGGAAAATTATTTTGTGTATATCCATAACCACCTAATGGCCAACGACCATAAACACCAATCGGTTTATCTGTTGCTGAATATGTGTAAACAGAATCAACAACGAGAATTGTGTTATTAGTAATTGATGCTACAACTTTTGATTCGTTATTGATATCAATTCTATCTCCAACAACCAATTCTAAATCAAACGCTGTACCAGTTCCAACGATTTCATTACATGCGGCTGATACTGTACCGACACCGGAAATTCTACTATTTGCAGCATCAATTCTTTCGATATATCCATTAGCCGCAATTTTTCCAACGGTTGCTGCCGCATGTTGTCCATAAGTTCCTAAAGGATTTGTGCCAAATACAATTTCATCGCCAATTTTATAATTTGAACCACCATCTATAATTTTATATCGACCAATTGACCTCAAACTCTTTGAATATCTTTTTGGAGTATTGGCACCAAAATCTGCGCCAGCTGCATCAAAAACAATAAAATCTTTTTGATTAAGTGGAACTGTCGATGAAAGAACTGAAACGTTTGTTATTGGACCAACTTGAAATGATATAAAATTTAAAGCTTCACCAATAGTATTAGCTGCACTTACATTGGATTTAGAAAATACAGCACCAAAATTAGATGTGTTGACATAAACTTCACCAACATTAAAATTTAAATTTGAAATTACGTCAGGAGAAATAATTAAAGTATTTGCAGCATTTGTACCAGAAGTGTCGATACCATCAACAACGACCAACATTGTACTAAAAGCATCATTACCCGAAATTGATATTGGAGATGATATTGAAAATGCTGCCCCACCATGATGAATCAATCCACTATCAATTGTACCAGAGGAAATACTTGCAACAACACCCAAAGCATTCGATGTGGCATTACCACCAGAAACCGATATAATATCACCAACACTATAATTATTTCCAGAATTTATAATATTGAATTTTTTAATTACAGAGAAAGATGTTGCACGGAGGTCGATTGTAACATTATTAATATCATCTATAATTGGTATTGATACTGTCTCACCAGTTAGGAAAGAACCTTTTAGTGAATTATTATTGACTATTAGTTCGATTGGTAAACCGAGAATAAAAATATCTGCAACGATTCTTTTGTTTGCAGATTCTACTATGGCAGTTGACCCAGTAGTAATGCCTGTAACCTTACGGTTCTCAAAAAGGGATACATTAAAATCAATGTATTTTGCAGTGATAATCGCACCATTTGCTGGTGGATTGATAAAAACTAATCTTCTATATTCTATGTTAATGTAATAATCTACTTCTGCTGTTTTTAAAACATCATCAACAAAAATATTTACTTCATCTAATTCTACTTTTTGAGCAAGATAAAAAATTGTATTAGTTCCATCACCAACATAACGACTGTATACATCAGGATTAATTCTTAATGTTGTGTCAGTTTTCCATTTGCTTGCCGATGCACGAAGAACGTTATTTTTAGGATAGATAATATCAATATCTTGACCAAAGATTAATTGAAATAACAGTTTAAACGAGTTTTCGTTACCCTTTGAACGATATAGATTTGCAAGGTGTTTAAAGAGAAGTGCTTTATTCGATTGCACCTCTAATGGTATCAATGAAGCATATGTATTATAAAAGTTTTTTTCAAATTGTTCAATTGAGTCATCAACATCTTTTATGTTTCTGAGCGTTTTTGCTGAAGTAACTAGATTATTTGATGTAGTTGTTGTGTTTGCCCGAGCTTCTAAAAAATCATAGTAAGCTTCGAGAAACGAAACAAATTTAGGATATTCATCCTTTACAAATTCTGGAATTTGTTTTTGAACAAATATTGAAGTTTTTAAATCTGTTACTGACATTATACAGTCTCTAGTGTTGTACTAATTGATGATGGATCGTTTTCATCTATTGAAATAATTGTATTTTTAACAGAATTTATAATGTCTTTTTCTGACTCAATTGTAACACGAATTTCATTATCTGCCGATTCGACATCTTTAATTAAAATATTTGATATGGTAATTTTTCCAGAATTATAGTCAATTTCACCAGCATTTTCATCCACTATTTGTCTCTGTGCAAAATTATCATAGTAAACTGTTCTAATAGTTCCTACTCTACCATCGACTGATGCAACGGCTGCGGCCCCATAACCACCACCGCCAGAAATAGAAACTGTAGCACGAGTGTAATCGATACCACGATTTATAACTTCAATGTTTTGAATTTGACCATTAACTATGGTAGCGGCAGCAGTTGCTCCAGCTCCATCTCCAACGATAGTAATGGTTGGAGATGAAGTAAATCCTGAGCCAGGATTTGTTACTTGTATAGTTGAAACGCCTGAAAATGATTGTGGTATTTCATCAAACTGAACCGATCTATCTATACCTTGAGAATCAACAACAGTAAAATACGTTGAGGTTAATTTATTGCCAATAGTTCCTCTGCGTAGGGGAACACTAAAATCAATTACATATGGAGTTGATTTATTTAATGAAGGTGTAAATCTTTTCTGTAAAAGTACAGAAACGCTAGAACCAATAATTGAATTCGTATCAACTTTATCTATAGTATCTTGTACCCTTGATAAAATAAACTGCGCTCCAAACTTATCCAAGTTTGTGGTTTTATAAGTTAAAATAGAATTTCTAATTAAAGTTTTTAATTGGTCTTCAGTTAAGGTCGTTTTTTTAGCCGAATATCTAACATTTGATAAAACTTTTAAATACAAATATTCAGGCTCACGAATAACTGTTTGTATTGCCACGATTGCTTTTGGTTTAATAATCTCATCAATTATTCTTTGTTTTTCGTTATCTGATAAGAAATATCCATCTTTTGGTTTTAACGCAATATAGACAACTCCAAATTTTGGTGGACTTTCATCTTCCCCACCCCACACAGAAACAGAATCCACGGCAGGATAATTTTTAGAAATATAAGCTTCATAATCAGAAAAAGTTATTAAGCGATTTTGTGTAGTATACAAAAGAGGAGCAGCAAATTTAATATTATCAACCGATTCTCTTTCAGCTCCACCGGATGCAGAATTAATAGGATTAATAATAAAATCCGTTTGTGTATTACCTAAAGAATCTACTAAAGTTTCAGTCGCAACAAAATTATTGGCTTTATTTGCAGCTTCTCCATTTGTTACAACATATTGTACAGTGACAATAGCACCATCTGGTAATTTTTTACCTATAACATTATTTCCAAAATAAATGTCATATTGCTGAGATTTTCCTTCTTGTAAATAAAAAACTTCGGATTTAGTTGTTGTATTACTCGAATCTGTTGCCAAGCTATAAACTGTTATATCAGTATTTGAAGGAGATGGTTGAACTGTTACTGAAATTGTTGTCGTGTCGATTTCAGTATCAGGAAGTGTGTACACTTGTTTAGGATTTGTTGATTCATTATGCGTATAACTATATGTTACCAACTGGCCTTCGTAAATAGGTAAATTGAGGAAAGTAAAGTCATTATTTGCTTTAGTGACTTTTGTTTCTGTAAGTGTGACAAAACCATAGCTTACGCCATCTACCTGCTCCGATAAAAATCTATAACCTTTAGGAATAGTTAAAGTAGCTACTGCATTTGAACTGGTGTTTGCTGTGAAATTTATTATCGCCCTTGGTGCTTTACGTGAATATGGAACATATCCTAAAACTTTTGCTTGTGAAATAACAGAATCACGAAGAAGTGCTGTATCTAAAAATGATTCATTTGCTACCATGTTTAGATAGTAAGCTTGATAGTGTGTATTATACGCAAGAACATCTAATAGAATGTTCAAGCCAGAACCCTCAAAATCATAGTCAGTAAACTCAGACTGCTGATTTAAAAATGTTTTTAAATTTTGCTTGATTGTATCAAAATCAAGCTCTGTTACTCTTAGACGGTCTGCCATTTTTATCTAATTCTCTCTAAGAAGAAATCAATTGTAATTGGATTTGGATTATTGATTATGAAAAAAGTCATCGTTACATTATATCGATTTTCGTCTGGATACGCTGTTGCATTTACACTAGAAACGCTCACTCTGGGTTCATAATTCAATATAACTTCTTCTATTGCTCTCTCAATTCTGGATGATAAAATCGTATCAATATTTTCAAATAACAACGAACGTAAACCACTTCCTATTTCTGGTCTAAATGGTTTCTCAAAAAAATTCAAAGAAACTAAGTTTTTGACTGAATTTATAACTGCATATTCATTAACATGCTTAGTAATATCTTTTTTGACAGGATGTATATTAAAGTTTAAATCCAAGTCTTTATATCCTCTTTCTGATGATATTCTTGGATTATTTGATGTTATTGTCGTTGCCATTGCTTATTTATTCAACCTCCAGCAAATACATTAAAAGAACCTTGTGCTACTGAAGTACATCCAGAAATAGCATCACCAACACGACCCGCTCCTAATCCATTTATTTTTACTGTTGACGAACCAGATGATATTGGTGCAGAATGTGCTGGACATGGAGACCCAGGCAAAAGATGAACAGTATTTACATGTGATTGACAACTCCATGGAATGCCATTAACGAATACATTACCTGAGCCGACTGCCCTTACTGACGGTGAGCAATGGGTAACATCTAAATCTCCTACTCTTGTAGCTGCTGGCATATTATTTCCTATAAAATTAAGACCATAAGCCTGTGTTTGGTGACGGCAGTTTTGTGACTTTCATGTAACTTCCAACGTTAGGCGTTACAAGTCCAGCACTTGTAGCGATTCCCAAATAACAGTTTCCAACAGTAGCAGCATTTGTAATTATAAAAGCCTTCACCGTAAAATAATATTGTGCTCCACCAGTTAAAGATACAGTTGCTGGTAATGCAGTAGGATCTGCTGTACTAACTATACGTCCGGCGGCGTTCATAAACAGTGAAGTTGAAGTAACATCAATTCTATTACCCTGATAATTTGCGTTAATTAATTGAGGATTAACTGCGCCACCACCAACTGGGTCTCTTGTTCGAATGCTAAATGTAACTGTTCCGGCAGTAGACTTTAAAAAATATAAATTCCATTCAACTTCATATGCACTGTCCGTAGTCAATATCGCACCGTTTGCGTTGCCCATAAATGGCAACTGTGCTGTGCTAATGTTATAAGCAGAATTTGAACTTAGATATCTATATTGTACAACAGGAATAAAACCTCTTCCTTGGGTTGTGTCCACTGTTCCAAATAAACTGTTATTAAAAAATTCTATCTCTCCATTTGCAATGCCCGAATTGTTATAAGACACTAACGATGTATTTGAAAAACTAATGTATGTATTAGTATGTACGTTTGCTACTTGTAAATTTGCATTGACAACAACATTTGCCGTAACTCTACCACCACTATTGGCGTTTAATGAATTATTCGCACGAATAAATGCAGCATTGGCTTGAATAAATCCAGAGTTTGCATGATCGAACGCTGCATTTGCGTGGTCATAAGAAGAATTTGCTTGAATAAATCCGGAGTTTGCAACATATGTCGGTGTGTTAGCGGCAATTGCGATACCATTTTCTCTTATTTCAAAATAACTAAAATTTTCATCCAAGTCTTCCAGAGGTATAGCTTGACTTCTATCAGCAAATGTATTTGGTATTGTCATTCACCACTCCATTCTACACTAGCGCCAGCAGAATTCAACCAGTCCAAATTGTTTCCAAGATTGTTATTCCAAACAATTGGAAATTCTAATGGACTTCTTGTTGCATCAAAATAAGTATACACAAAATTTGTTCCTGTTGAAATATCATTTTTTACTTCATGTGTTAAAGAATACTCTGAAGAGCTTCCTCCTTGCAGAAAAACAATTACAGTGTAATCTTTTGTAATACTACTAATTGGGTCTTGTTCGTACTTAAATAACTCTTTTCCTTCGGGTATATCTGATAAATTAGAAACCACTGTCGGTGTTTCTAATTGGTCACTACTTCCTTTTGAAACGTATGAAGCAGAATCTATAAATCCTGTTAAATATTTTCCTGATATTGTAACTTGAGAAGTTCCCGGAGTTATAGAAATTCCTGTTTCTTCTTCATCATTTAAAGTAGCTGTAACGGAAACAATTGTTTCTCCAACAGATGGCGTTGCAGATATTGTTCTCGTAAACTGTTTTCCTCTGACAACCGAAGAAATTTCGGAACTAGGGCTAATGCTTGCCATTTGTTTCTCTTGTCAATAGTTCTTTTAATTTATCATTCCACTGTTCAATTTCTTCATGCTGACTCTGTGTGTGAGGCGGCTTAGGTATATGTGGATTAAACTTAATAACATTGTCCAATTTTTTTGGTATGTCTTCATACTTTCTATAAGTTTTTAACTTACCATTTACAAGTATAATAAATTCGTGTGCCATGTTAGTTCAAATCAATACGTGGTGCTTTCAATGTCATGTTACCTCCTGATGTAATTTTACAAGTGCCGTCAACATCTGCTTGAAAATTACCGCCAATTTGTAAATTTACATTACCATCAACATACACAGTAACGTTACCTTTTACATAGACTTGTTCGTTGCCAACTACAACTTCAAATTTATCTTTCTGTATTCTTTCTGAACGTGAGCCATCAGGACCCCATTCTGTGTATGAACCAGAACGATGATAGATGTGTACACGTTCAGCATCTTTTGTATCATCAAACTCTAATGCATGACCAGATTCTGATTCATATACATTATTATATGGATACTGTGCTTTATAGTAAGAAGCTGGTTCAACTTTATTTGCTCTTTTATTTTTCTTTGCGGTTACAATTTCTGAAGGATACTTAGCATCGTTTCTGGCAAGCCTTGATGTTGATGGTTCATCCAGTTTTCTTGGATAATTGATTGCATTTTCCGTTGGCTTAACTGGTGCAGATGCCAACTCAGCAGGCGTTCTTGCATCATTAAATGCTTCTTGGGGTTTAGCTGCGTTTAAAGGTATACCAGGAAAACTTCCTAACATCACAGGCTCTTGTGCATTTTCCCCGTCAAGAAAAAAACCAAATACCATATCACCTTCACGTGGTGTATAAACAATTGGAGTATTTACTGGTATATTTGGAACAGCCCATGGCAAAGAGTTTGTTGGTAACTGAAGTTTGTTTGTGCTATGCCAACCTATGCAACGAACACGACATCGCCCCAATTTTAAAGGATCTTTTCGGTCTTCAACATAACCTACCCACCAAATAAAACCATTTTTTCCAGCAAAATCTTTTTGTGGCGAATTCATTTTTTATCCAGTATATGTCGCAAAAATTTTTGAATAATCTGTTGCAACTTTAGTTTGTTCTGGAGTATTAACTTGAGGTTTTTGATTCGTAGAATCTGTTGCCACTTCCATAACTGTAATATGTCTTGTTGAACTGATAATGTGTCTTGTTCCCGTTATAATATATTTACCACTAATCGAATCATCTTGCTCACCCTCTTTTCCTTTTGAGTGTGTTCCAAATCCAGAAGTATCAAAATTCACATTTTTGCCTGATGTTAATTGAAAATTTCCAGGCATGGTAATTTTTAATCTTTTTGTCATCAAGTTACTCATTATAGCTTTTCTTTGAGTTACAAATAACTCATAGGGTTCATTCTTGGAAATCGAAGTTGGGTCATTCTCTTTTACGTAACTACTTTTACCACGAATTTGATTGTATACACTTAATGCTTGTTTTGAATCATAAGAATTGTGGGTTGTCGTTTCGTTATCTCGATTGTGTATTACCGCATCGATTGCATTTTTATTTGCGTGTTCAACTAACTTATAAATCTCTTCCAGAGAAATTTCTTGAGTACCAAATGATTTTGTGATAGGGTCAAACGCCAATAATTTATTTGCATTTACGCCGCTTTGTATCTTATCTATCAAATCATATTGAGATAATACTTCAAAACTTCTAGCACGACTTAGCTCATAAAACTCATCTCCTTCACCGAGATTTTTTGGCGTAAAGCTAATGTTTAGAATTGAATTTTTGGTTAAAAGTGTTGATAACGGAAGAAAATTGAATCCTTCAGCATTACAGAAAAAAAGATATTCTGGAGAGTTGTTTATACTCAAAGCTCTTTTTGTACACCACTCAATAGCATCTAAAGCTGGTAAATTGGGTATAACTATTTTTCTAATGCCATAAGAAGATTGAAATCCACCTCTACTGGTTTTAGGCACTTTTAAATAGTGTGTCATAATTTTATCGACCACATCGGAATAAGTGGTTTGATAACTTTTATCAACTTTTTTCTGTTCGGATAAAATAAATTCATCTGAAACAAAATGTAGAATATACGTTTCAGTTGTTTGATTTCTATTTCGTCTGTCTGAAAGATTATAAATTCTATAGGACTTTTTGAATGACGCAAAACTTGAACCTATGCCTTTTGTTAATGTCATTCCAATTACCTCAGTTCCATCAAAAACCAGTTTCTTTATCATTTGTTTGGTATCAACAATAAGAATATTTCCCGAAATTACAGGAAGAAATAAAGAATCAAAAAGATTTAGTTCCTCGAACATATTTTCTATGCTTATTGGTCCACCTTTGGTGATAATAAACATCTCTTCAATTCGATACTGTGTTGGTTCAATTAAGTTCATGATGGATTAATGACTTCTTTAAATTCTCTCATTACAGTTGTTAAAAATTCAGGTTTTAATATTTTAATTTTTCTTTTACTGTCGTTGAGTTCATCCTCATATTGATAGTATGTTTTTGTCTCTTTTGTAATACTTTCTGTAATTGCCTCACCATTAGATAAAGTGTACGTTGCAGTTGAAGCGACTACATTTGCGTAAGTATTTGCATCAAGTTGAATTTTCTCTGTAATTAATTTGTTTTCTGGAGTTTTTTTAACTGCTGTTCTTGTTACTATCTTATAGTAAGCTTGAACATTTGCTGTATTTTTTGCCCACGAAAGTCCGGCACCGGAAGTGGTAGTGTTTGCATATGATGGACCAGAATATTTTTTGTCTACAAAATCATTGAAAGCTTCATAAGATAAAGGCCAGTCATATTGTGGATCCATAATATCATTAAACATTAAAACAACCCAATGTCTTTCCGGATTATTATATATTTTTGCAGCTATGATTTCCGGCGTATCAGAGTCTTTAATTGTATACGGATAAAATGCTGAAGAATTTTCTTTTAATGTTTCTTCAAATCCAAAACGTGCAATAATATTAGTTACAGTATCAACACTCGTAACATTATTTGCACCAGACGAATAGAATGTGAGTGGAAAATTGTTAAAATAATCTGCCATTTTTTTATGCTATTTTTCCAAAAGCAGCTTGACGACCCAGATAAGTTCCTGATTGTCCTCCAGACTGTGCTGCTTGACTTTGTGTAACTTTACTTGCACTTTGGTCACTAAAATCTTCTTTAGTGATGTATGTTGTTTCTCTAAACTGTAATGACATTTGAATTGCTGTTGGCATACCAGTTCTACCTAAAGCAGGAGTGTTTTCTCCTAAAGATTCGTATGCACTCCATCCTCTTGGTGCAAAGTTGACTTGAACACTTGTCAATACACATGAAGAGATAGGAGGAATGTTTGGATTTTGTTTACCCGCATAATAAAATTTAATATCAAATTCTGACGGTGGTATTAACATACCAGTTTGTCTACCACTTTCAAATTTATCCAATTCGGGTGCTTGATGAAATCTAAAGCGGTCTATGATTCGTTGAACTTCATAAGCTTCTTTTTCACTTCTAGGATAAAACATAAATTCAAATTGAAACGTTCTCAAGTCGGGAGAACCGTATATCAACTCAATCATTGGATTTGTAACTTTGCCGGTTGTTGCGTAAACGCCTAATCTTCCAGTTTGACCAGCAGCAGTTGTTGCTATTTCTTGTGCCGCCAACTGTGCGACACCAGATTTTAAAGCTGTTTTTCCAAGAGCAACTGCACCACCTTTTCTATACGCTTCAATAAGTTCAGGAGCCGCTGCTAAAAACTGACCGAGTTTTTCTTCACCCGGTCTTAAATCAGAGTAACTTGCAGTGGAATCAAAATTAATTGTGTCCGGCATATACAAAGCGATTGCATCTTTTGTCAATCGTGTTTTATTCAAAAAGCCAAATGCACTTTTATCTGTAATTTCTTTAACTGATTCTTGAATCGCTGAATTATTTTTTGGTTCGGGTGTTGCTTTTGGTGGACCACTCACAAAACTACTGATAGCTGAGCCAACTTTGCCAGTTGCACCACCTTTTCCACTAAGAAGATTGGCTCCTTTTGATAACGCACTGCCGATTGCATTGTTGAGTAAACCAGATAAGCCCGATTCAGCAGAAGATGAAACTAATCCATCTCCTTTTACTTGTGCATTGAAACTATCAAAAACACCTTTTTCGTCTGTTGCTGAGAACGATTGTCCAAAGCCTCTAGCTTCTGCTGAAAATCTAGTATTTACTTGTTCACGAACAAAAAACATCATGTAATGATATCTGTCTGGAGCTGAAGCGACATCTTCAGGATATCTTAGTATGCTACTGGTGAATTTCTCACTGCTCTCTAAAGCATTGAGTGGACCTCTTCTTCCAATATCATTAAATTTTATGTCTGTTAAACCGAAAAAGGCCATGGAGTTTCCTAGTAAGTTGACTAGATATATTTATGTCATACAAAGGTAAATTCACACCCAAACATCCAGAAAAATACAAGGGAGATGCAACGAATATCATATATCGTTCATCATGGGAGGTGCGTGTTATGAAATATTTAGACAACAATCCGGCAGTCATTTGGTGGGGTTCAGAAGAACTTCCCATACCATATTATAATCCCGTAGACAAAAAAATGCATAGATACTTTCCGGATTTCATAGCAAAAGTCAAAAGAAAAGACAATACCGTAATGACTTATATCATTGAAGTCAAGCCGGAGTGCCAAACACAGCCGCCAAAGCAACAAAGAAAAACAAAAAGGTACATACAAGAATCGTACACTTACATTGTTAATCAACAAAAGTGGAAAGCTGCCGACGAATTTTGTCACGAACGTGGTTGGAAATTCCAAATTCTCACAGAAAAAGACTTAGGAATTTAGACTAAATAGTTGATGGCCAAAAGACTAATAGACAGAATTAAAGAATCTCTAGCAAAAGAGGGTCTGGAACCACGCACAAGAATTGCCCGTCAATGGTTGAAGGCAAAGATGATAAATTTGCGTGTTTCTCGTAAAGACCTCATGCGGGATAGAATGAGAGTTCGTGAGAAGTCTCTGATTGGAAGAATGTACTTCTACTTCTACGATCCTAAACTAAAAGACGAATTACCCTATTATGACAAATTTCCTCTTGTCATACCAATTAAAAGATATCCTGACGGATTTCTTGGAATTAACTTACATTACATTAGTCCAAAATATAGAATAACTTTGCTGGATAAACTCAGTACAATTATGAACAATCATGAGTATGATGAGACAACTAAGTTAAAGATAAGCTACGAATATCTAAGGGCTGCATCAAGAATTTTTGAAGCAAAGCCATGTATGAAAAAATATTTGTTTATGCATGTGAAGTCTAGGTTTTTGGAAATTACAGCAGATGAATGGGATATTGCAGCGTTATTGCCAGTCGAACAGTTTGCTAAAGAACGAAAAAATAAAGTCTGGATGGAATCAAAGGAACAATTTTAATGTCATTTTCACCTAACGCATTTTTATCTAACGTCAATGCAAAAGAAGGTCTTGCAAGGACAAACAGATTTGAAGTCATTTTACCAATACCTCCATATATCGGAGAATACATTAGCAATTCTTTGATTGAAAGAATTCTGAATTTTCCTAATTCAATTATGTCGGATGTAAGCAGCGCCATCAACTCTGCTCTAGGAAGACAGGGTGAAAACTTTGGCGCTAATCCTGGTATGACAAGATATCTTGCTCTTCAGTGTGAGTCAGCAGAATTGCCTGGCAAAAGTTTTGTAACTGAAGATGTAAAAATTTATGGACCAACTTACAAAATTCCATATCAAGTTCAATATGGTGAAACAACTTTAACGTTTGTTTGCACAAACGACTTCTATGAGAGAAAGCTATTTGAGCGTTGGACAGAAGCTATTATGCCAACAGATACATTTAACATGCGTTTTCCTAAAGGTCAAAACACAAAGTACATGACTGAAATTACAGTCAAACAATATAACGATGATGTCAAACAGATTTTTGCTGTAAAATTTTTAGATGCTTTTCCGATAAACATTGCTGCACAACAACTATCATGGGGTGATGATGGCTTTCATCGTTTAAGCGTTCAGTTTGCATATCGTAGATATGAGCCAATTCTTGATAGTAAATATGATATTGGAAATATTATTACATCAGCGGTTCAAGGCGGTGCTGGAGCTATTACAAGAGCAATTTTTTAATTAAAGTGAGGATATTATGTTACCTAAACTAGACGTACCTATTTACGAAACAACACTAATTTCTAATAAACAAACAATTAGATTTAGACCTTTTCTGGTAAAAGAACAGAAAATATTTTTGATGGCAGCAGAGACAAGTGAGCCTAAAGATACGATCAATGCCATCAAACAAGTTTTAAGAAACTGTGTGCTTGACGATATCGATATTGATAACATGGCCACTTTTGACATTGAATATTTGTTTTTACAACTTCGTGCAAGATCAATCGGAGAGGTCGTAAATCTAAGATTCAATTGTAATAATGATGTAATGGAAAAAGGTGAAGAGAAGAAATGTGGCAATTTGGTAAAAATTGATGTTAATGTTTTAGAGATTACTCCAACAAGAAATGAAAATCACTCTAACAAGATACAGATTACAGACAAAATTGGTGTTGTTTTAAAGTATCCTACATTTGGCTCAATTGATAGTAATGACTTAGACGGTCAAGATATGCAACAGATTTTAAACGTAATTGTTTCATGTATTGATTACATTTATGATGATGAACAAGTTTACTACGCTAAAGATACACGAAAAGAAGAACTTGTTGAATTTGTTGAAAATATGAAACAGGGTGATTTAGAAAAACTCTCTGCATTTTTTACATCATTGCCTAAACTGAAAAAAGATGTTCACTTTCATTGCGATAAATGCGGTTACGACGAAGACATCACTTTGGAAGGCGTCCAAAGTTTTTTCGTATAACATTTAGTCATGAGACATTAGGTAATTACTTTCAAACTAACTTTGCTTTGATGCAGCATCACAAATATAGTTTGACTGAATTGGATAATTTGATACCTTGGGAAAGACAAGTTTACATAGATTTGTTAATCAAACATTTGAACGAAGAAGCAGAAAGAGTAAAAGAAGAAAGAAGACAATCTGGTAAATAAAAAATGGCAAATCAATTAAGAGATCCAAAAACCGGAAAATTTATTACAGATCCCAATAATCCATCTTTTAAAGTAAAAACTGAAAAGACACTTGAGACACTTGCAAAAGACGTTTCTTTATTAAAAATAAGTGTCTTAAAACTTACCAAACTTTTTGAAGATGAGAAGAAAGCCAGTGCGGTCGCTCGTCAAAGACAGAGAGCCGATGATTATGCTGCAAAATATAAAAAGGGTCCAACAAAAGTTGAAAAAAATATAGTCAAAGAAGATAAAAAATCTTTTTTGGAAATGATAAAAGATGTTCTTTCTGGTATCTTCAAGTTTGCTTTGGTTGGATTAGCATCAATAGGAATCTCAAAGCTTCTGAATATGTCTGATGTTATGGGTACCATAACAGATTTGACTAAAAAATTAATCATCAATATATCAGATGTTCTTCAAAAAGGGATGTCTTTCATTCGAAATATATTAAATGACCAAGAAGTTATAAATTCAATTTTTAATGTAGCAAAATCTGTTTTTAAATTTATTGGTGATGCTATTGTTTCTGGCGCAAACTTCTTCAGTAAGTTTGTAAGTGATCCTGAAAATCAACAAACAATTAGTGGTGTTATTGTAGCAATTATCAGTGGAATTGCAAATGCTATTAAAGCTGCATACAGTGTAACCAAAAATCTTCTATCAGAAAACTCCGATGCACTAAAAGAAGGTGCTATAAGCGTATTCTTGGTCATTAAAGACGTAATCGTTGGCGCTTTAAAAATTGGTCAAAATATTGTGAGCAACGAAGAAGTTAAAAAACAGTTCCAATACATTGTAAACGCTATTCTGAATTTCATCGGTGAAGTGATGAACATGCCCATATTTGAATGGGAAGGTGGAAAAGTCACTCTAAAGCAAGCACTCATTGGATTAGCAGTAGCAACTGCTGTGCTTCAAGGTGCTATGCAATTTTTTATTGGTTCATTGCAGGGAGCGGGCATGAAAGCCGCTGGTTTAGGTGGCGGTGGCGGTGGCGGTGGTGGCGGAAAAGGTGGTAATGTACCCGGTAAAAAATCAGGATACTCCAGAGTAGATAAGCTTATGGGTCTAGGCGTAGTTGCGGGTGTTGCTTATACTGCATATGACGCAATGACGCCAGACAGAACAGACAGACCAACTGGTCCAGGACCTTCACCAAGTCCATCACCAAGTCCATCACCCGGACCATCGCCCTCACCGGCACCATCACCGAGTCCATCACCGAGTCCATCACCAACACCGTCACGACCAGTGAATCAAAATCCTGCGGGTATGCCCAAATCACTTGAAGAATATATTGGCATGGAATTTGAGCGTAAAAAGAAACGTGAAGGTTTCAGAACATTGGCTTACGCTAGTCCAGAAGGTGGAACAGATACAATTGGCATAGGACACAAGTTAAGTAAAGAAGAACAAGACAAAGGTGGTGTGTTTATTGGTGGTAGATTCGTTAAAGCAGACAGAAACACACCTTTAACTGAACAACAAGTCAAAGACTTGTACATTCAGGATGTAATGAATCACGCAAATGGAGCAAAAAGACAGATAAACAAACTTGCTGGTCAAGATGTTTGGAGTGGTCTGAATCCTATGCAACAATATGCATTAATGGATTTAAGTTTTGCTGGGGGTCCAGGCTTAATTACAAAAGACCTTGCTGATGCAATCAAATCGGGCGATATGAATAAAGCAGCACAGATAATTCAGCAGAAAGCAAGAACATATCAAAAAAATGGTGTGATGGTAGAAAGTAAACATCATGCTAAACATGCAGATTTACGTGCAGATATTTTTAGGGGTTATGATCCCCTATTGACTGGTGGCTCACCCACAACAGTAGCTTCTTCCACGCCAAACGAACAGAGACCAAGCAAATCTATACCAACACAAGCCGCAGCAGCAACAGCTCCTGATATGGCTTCGCCTTCAATGCAGCCTCAAGAGCCAAAATCGTCACCCTCATCGGACACAGAGAATAAAACTGATGGAGGAAGTGCGATAAGCACATTGGTAGGTGCTTTATCAACTGGATTAACAGATTTAGATAAAGCTACTGGAGGAAAACTTGGGTTAGCATCTACTGAACTTCAAGCACTTCTAAGAGATAAAA